ATGGTATTTTAATGTCCATTTTCATAACTGATACTGTCCCCATGTGATAGGGGGAGAAGGTCGGTGAAAAACGTTGAAATAACGCTCTAATCCCAAAAAATACTGTGTTTTTTGGGATTGTAATCCCAAAAATAGGTATAAATTTTGGGATTACGATTATTTTTCCTTATCTTTGCATCCGAAAGAAAGAAGGATTCATAACTTAAAAGAAAGGATATTTATGATACGTCGTCAAATACAAGATACAATTGAAGCCCGGATGTTTTCCGGGAAGGCTATCATCGTGATTGGAGCCAGACAAGTGGGTAAGAGCACGCTGTTTAAAATGGTGCTCGAGAATCGTGAAGAACCTACTCTTATGTTGAATTGCGATGAACCGGAAGTAAGAGAGTTGCTGGCAAAGGCAAATTCTTCTGAGTTGCGTCTGCTTATTGGCAACAACCTTATTGTTGTGATAGACGAGGCTCAACGGGTAGAGAATATCGGGATGGTTTTGAAACGAATCACGGATAATTTCCCAGATGTACAACTCTTGGTGACAGGTTCCTCCTCTTTTGAATTGCAGAATAAGCTCAACGAACCTTTGACAGGACGCAAGTTTGAGTACCATCTTTTCCCTTTTTCTACAGGAGAGCTGATGAAGGCTCATGGACTGCTTAGTGTAAAACAAACATTAGAGAATCGGCTTATTTATGGTTCTTATCCAGATATCATGAATCATGAGACGGATGCAAAGGAGTTGCTGTATAATTTGTCTAACAGTTATCTGTATAAGGACTTGTTGAATTTAGAAAGTGTTCGGCGCCCAGCCCTGTTGTCCAAGCTGCTTACTGCCTTGGCACTGCAGGTTACAAGTGAAGTTTCATATAATGAGTTAGCGCAAACCGTAGGAACAGATAATAAAACGGTAGAGAAGTACATTGATTTGCTCGAAAAGTGTTATATCATATTCAAGTTGAATGGCTTTAGTCGCAACTTACGTACGGAGTTGAAACGTGCTAAGAAATTCTACTTTTATGATAATGGAATACGTAATGCAATCTTGCAGAACTTTGCACCTCTTGCTCTCCGGCAGGATGTGGGGGCTTTGTGGGAAAACTTCTTCATTAGTGAGCGAATGAAGGCAAACCAAAATGCAGGACGATATGTAAACAGCTATTTTTGGCGTACCAGTCAGCAGCAGGAGATTGATTATCTGGAGGAGTGTGATGGTCAGTTTTCCTTGTTTGAAATGAAGTGGAATCCTAAGCGTGCCAATACAAAGTTCCCGGCCTCTTTCCTTTCTGCTTATCAGGTGAAAGATAAGTGCATCGTGACGCCTGAAAATTGGATAGATTGGGTTACAAACGTACCGCTCTATGCGGTAGATGGTCTTGAAATTTAACGGTGTTTTACTTTGTATTTTTGCGGCACTTGATTCTGATACCTCTTTATATATAGGGGCATCTTTGTTTCTTTGATAGAGACAGAGGTGCCCCTGTCATTTTTTTTATAACATCAAAAATACATACGTATTATGTCAAGAAACAAGAAAGTATCAGAGTCGTTATTCCAGTTCATGAACCTCCTTATCGCCCTTTTGATGAAGAACGGGCAATACCGTACCTCGCTGCATTACAGAGCAACCCTCAACAGCTTTAAGCGATACCGAGACAACCAGGACATCGCCCTGAGTGAGATAGATGCAGACGTGATGCGCTCTTATGAGGCTTACCTGCATCATACAGCGAAGGTATGCAGCAACACCAGTTCCTTCTATCTCCGCATCCTCCGCGCCACCTACAACAAAGCCGTGGCGAAGGGACTGACGCCACAGCAGCATCCCTTCAGGGAAGTCTATACCGGTATTGCGCAAACCCACAAGAGAGCCATATCCACAGAATCTGTCAGCCAGATCAAACGTTTGGAGTCGGTCAAGGAACTGTCTCCCAAAGAAGAGATGGCAAGAGATACATTCCTGATGAGCTTTTATCTGCGTGGTATCTCATTCATTGACCTGGCACACCTCCGCAAATCCGACCTCAAGGACGACTATCTTCATTACACCCGAAGCAAGACAGGTCAACGCCTCACCATCCGGTGGGAGAAGGAGATGCAGGAGTTGTTGGAAAAGTATCAGGCGCAGACCGTCACCTCACCTTATCTCTTCCCTTTTCTTGTTGATGAAGGGAACAAAAGACTGGGTAAAACTATTGACAAAATGAGAGATGAAAAACGCCTGTATCACAATGCAGAAGCCCGTATCTCCTACCATCTCAGGAAGTTAGGAGCTAAGATAGGAATCAAGGGCAAGCTCACCCTTTATGTCGCCCGCCATTCCTGGGCAACGGCAGCAAGAGACAACCAGATCCCAATCTCAGTCATCAGCGAGGCATTGGGACATCATTCCGAAATCACCACACAAATCTATCTTCGCTCTATCAAAAGCTCAGAAGTGGATGATGCCAACGCTAAAATTCTGGCAGTCCTATAAGCCGTAAAAATGAATAAAAAGAGGGTTTTTGCAAAATGAACCAAATAAAGGGCACAGAACGAAGCGTATATAAAACCTTATGCCCCAAAATCGGGTGAAGCCTTTGAAATATAGTTAGTTACGATAATCTTGCATGAAGAGCGACACAAAACGAAACGTTTACATGGGTTTATTTTTGGTTTAATTCTGTGGCCTCCTGGCTTGCGTTTGAGGGCGGTAGGATTGAATGAGGTTTACAAACGGCTTACATGAGGATGATGGGGCGTGTGCATGGGTGGCAATCGCTACCCATTATTTTTGCCCTTTTATGATTATTTAAAATGCAAAATTATTCCATATAATGATTATTTGGTATATTTGCACCGAAATTTAAATGAATTGATATGGCAAAGGTTATACACGTCCATCTTATTGTGGGCAAACATAATGGCTTGAAAGACTTCTACTTTTCAAGCATATCGGCGGTTTATACCGTGCTGACCTCAGAAGAGGTCGGATGTACCAAGAGTTACTTGCTTCATGCTGGGCTGTCTGGGAATGGGTCTATAATCACGAAACGAGCTATTATAAAGCAATCTACGCTTATTTCGGGTGGTCGGCAAGGGTCTATGAAAGGAAGTGGTTAAAACGCCGTTAGAACGGCTTATTTACGGTATTCAAACCGAATATGAATGAGGGGGCTTTACGGCTCCCTTTTTTCGTGTTGAAAAGTGGCGATTTTGGGGTAAGGGTTACACTAAGGGTTACAGTTAAGGGTTACACTTTCGAGAATTAAGGGTTACAAAAGTGGGGTCGTTGGCATACAAAAAGCTGAATGAAGAAACTAACCACTTTTTGCGGTTAATTGTGAAGAAACTACCCCTTTGTGAGCAACGATTTTTGAAGTTTACACCTTATTATATATAATATATAGGGCTTTTTATATATAATATATAGGGCTTTTGAGGCGATGAAGAGGGGGTGACACCCCACTTGGAGTACCAAAGAGGGTGTCACTATGAGGTTAAAAGAACTTGCTGATGCTACCAATGACCTCAAAGATGTTCAATATCCTTGATTTGGGGTATTCTTGTTCATCGAAATCTTGCAAGTTGATTGGGATGAAACGGAGCTTGTCAGGATCATCAGACTTGCGCAATATCTTGATGGTTCGTATCGTGTCAAGCACAACAGCGTATATTTCGCCATACTGGACATCATCCAGCGTACATTGGCGAAGGGCAATTATGTCGCCATGGTTGATTTTTGGCTCCATTGAATGACCTGTAACATTGCACCACAAATCGGCCTTTTCAAAACCACGGATGACAATGTTGGTAGCAGGAACACTTACCTGAGAGTTGAATATCTCAGTGAAGCCTCCAATGAAATCAACATCATAGTATGGCTTACCAACATTTGGATCATCAGCGAGCTTTGGAGTGCAATATGTTAAAGAATCATTATATAGCGATTTTTCTTGTTTATTTTCTTGCATAGTGCGCAACATATCACCATTGCCAGTTATCAGCCACTCTACATTTACATCTGGAGCATAAGCGAGAAATCTTGCAATATTATCTTCGCTAATACCATTATTTTGTTGCAATATACCACGTGTTACACCCGATTTTTTGTAAAATTCATAGGGTGTAACGTCCTTTTTTGATAAGTAAAGCAAGATATTTTGCTTTATAAGCGATTTTTCTTGTTTATTTTCTTGCATAATCGAGATATTTTGTTTGTCTTTGCACCGTGTTACTAAAGGAACACCGCGCCAAAGATACAAAAAAGGCGTGAGAAAGACGAATTTTGCATCTTAAAAAGATAAAACAAGATTTGTATAACGATTAAAAATGGAAGCAATGAAAAAGTACATTGACGTAACAAGAGAAGTTCGCCAGGACATCATGGCAGCGTTCAACGTTACAGGGAAAATGGTTTATTATGCCCTGAACTTTGATGCGAAGCGTGGCGAAAGTGACAAGGCAAAGCGCATCCGTGTATATGCCAAGCAGAAAGGTGGCATTGTGATGATAGTTGCCCCAGAGGTTGAGACCATCCATGATGCAGATGGCTATATGCGCCAATACTTCCCCAATGGTGCAATGATTGAGTGCAACAAAGCCAATGGCAATGTGGATGTGTTCTACAAGGGCAAGATGATGAAGCAATACCAGGATGTGAAAATCAAGCAACTGGAAGAAATCCAAAGCATCTTTGCAGCATGGACACAGAGGGATGCCGACATCTTGACTACCCCAGAGCTTTACAAAAAGTACGCAAGACCTGTTTGTGCCGAATAATCAAGGAGGTGAGAAATGGAGTATTACGGTAACACACTTTGCATTTCAGCACGTGAGCTTGTTGACGGTGGCATAATGACTGCCTCGAATTACAAGCAGCTATCTGCCAGGAAGCGCATCAATGTGGTGCGTAGCGGTAAGGGGCAAGGACGTTATGCTCTGGTTGCCGTTGATAGCATTCCTACCATCTACCGCAAAATGGTGGATGAACTTTATCCTGGTGGTGACACTGTGAGACTGGAAGGTTGGATAACGTCCAATTACGAGACCGACCAAGCAGCCGTTGCCTTCTTCAATGACCGTGCTAAGACAGGGCTTGACCTCACACAAGAGAAAGTGAAGGAATATGTGGTGAATGCCTCAGTTCTGAACACTTGCATAAAGCTCTACAACCGTGCAAGCGCATCAAAGAAGCTGATGGGAGAAAAATATGACTGGGAAAAGATGGCAACCACCATCAAAACCCTCAAAGATAAATTTGGCCATACGCTACCAGCTTCAACCATGCGATTCAGAAAGAAGGTAGCCGAATACAAGAAGTTTGGCTATGCCTGTCTGATAAGTGGCAAGTTCGGAAACCAAAGCGCACGCAAGGTTGACCACAAGACAGAACGCTTGATTTTGGGCTTGGCAGTACTTCCTAACAAGCCATTCAACACAAGTGTCTTGGAACTATACAATTCGTTTGTTTGTGGTGAAATAGAGGTCTATGATCCTGAAACTGGAGAACTATTCAACCCCGATGATTTCACAGACAAGAGCGGTGAACCAAAGGTTTTGAGTGAATCGACAATCACCAACTACTTGAACCGACCGAAAAACAAGGTGCTGATTGAACATGAGCTAATGAGTTACACCACCTTCATGCACGAACAGATGCCGCACATGCACCGCCATGCAGGTGAGTTCTCTCTGAGCCAAATCACAATGGATGACGTGGACTTGACACGAAAGTTGAAAGACACCAAGCAAAGGGTTCACGCTTACTATGCTTACGATGTGGTCAGCCAATGTGTGATTGGCGCATCATACGCAAGGAAAAAGGATGAAATCCTGGTGCTTGACTGCTTTAGGGATATGTTCCGACTGATAGAACGCAATGGTTGGGGTATGCCAGCAGGTATTGAGGTTGAGAATCACTTAATGTCGCAATACAAGGACGGATTTCTGCAAGCTGGTGTTGCATTCCCATTCGTTCATTTCTGTGCGCCTCAGAACTCGCAAGAGAAATATGCAGAGAACTTGAACGGAGCGAAGAAACGCAGCATCATCCACAAGAACCATGAGGGCATTGGCCGTTTCTATGGAAAAGGCAAGTGGCGAACGGAAAGTAAGAAAATCAGTGATGAAACCAATGAGCTGTATGAGGATAAGGAATATTTCAGCTATGATCAACTGATAGCTGAAGACCGCCAAGACAACTATGAGTGGAATCACAGCTTGCACCCGAATCAAAAGAAGTACCCTGGCATGAGCAGATGGGACGTTCTTGTTGCCAACATCAATCCAACCCTTCAACCGCTTGACAAACTTACGCTTGCAAGATACATTGGTGAGAGAGTGGAAACAAGCATCAGAAGAAACTCCACCGTAAGAGTGGCATACGAAGATTGGTGGTTGAGCAAGACGGAAAAACTGGAACGCCTGGAGCCAAACAACAACAAGGTGACAGCATACTACATTCCAGATGCGGACGGCAAACCACAAGAGGTGTTCATCTTTCAAGGTGACAGATTCATTGACCAAGTGGAACGAGTGGAAACCTACAACCGTGTGATGGCAGAACAGACTGATGAAGACTTGGAGAAATACCAAGCGCAACAGAAGAAAGTTGCCTCATTCACGAAATACGTCAAGGACAATGCCATTGGCAAGGTTGGAGTAATGAAGTCGGATGTGCCAAAGGAAGAGGCAGAGGAAACCTTTGTACTTCCACCGCCAAAGATAGAAGAACCCGATGAAGTATATATGCCAGAAATGAGCATAGAGGAAAGGGCTTTGGCCGACCTTTAAACACTGTTCAAACATCATTATAATAACGATTAAAGATTAAGAATATGACAATAGCAGAAGCAACAAAGAAAAAGATCCTGGCAGCGATAGCAGCCAACAGGTCAAACTATCCAAGTGACGCAAAGCACGCAACCGCCCTTGGACTTTCAACATCCATCTACAGTATGTTGAAGAACGGTCAGACAGAAAAGGCATTGAGTGATGCCAACTGGTTGAGCATTGCAAGAAAGCTGAATGTGGCCTTGCGCAACGAAATAGAATGGAATGCAGCCCCAACAGAGACCTTCAAGTATATCACCAAGCAAATAGAGTTCTGTCAAGGCTCAGGGCAAAGCAGCATCCTTTGCGACATACCCAACATTGGAAAGACCTTCACGGCACGCTATTATGTGCAAGGTCACAAGAATGCAGTTTATATCGACTGTTCACAAGTAAAGACCAAGTTGAAGTTGGTTCGCAAGATAGCATCTGAGTTTGGCGTGGATAGCAAAGGACATTATGCTGATGTGTATGAAGACTTGGTTTATTACCTTCGTTCCATCGAACACCCTCTTATCATCCTTGATGAAGCTGGTGATTTGCAGTATGAGGCATTCTTGGAACTCAAAGCCTTATGGAATGCAACCGAACGCTGTTGCGCCTGGTACATGATGGGAGCCGATGGACTGAAAGAGAAGATAAACCGTTCCATCGAGTGCAAGAAAGTTGGTTACACCGAAATGTTGAGCCGTTACGGTGGCAGATACTCCAAGGTGACACCAGACGATGGCAAGGAGCGAGACAAGTTCTTGCGCCATCAAGCAGAAGTAGTGGCAAGGGCTAACGCTCCAAAGGATGCCGACATTGCAACCATCGTGAGAAAAACCAATGGTGGCTTGCGCCGTGTATATACAGAGATTGAGAAACTGAAACTTGCATAACGATGGCAAAGCGAGCATACAGCCCCAGGGATATTGCAGCAAAGACATACGTCACCATTCCCTGGGGTGAGAAGTGGAGCAAGGTGTTTGGCTATCCAAGCATAACAGAGACATGGTTTGTGTCAGGATCGAGCGCAAGCGGAAAGAGCAGCTTTGTGATGCAGCTTGCCAAAGAACTTTGTTCGTATGGTGGCGTTCTTTACCTGAGTTATGAGGAAGGTGTGAGCAAGAGCTTTCAAGACCGCATCAACCGCTACAAGATGAATGAGGTGCAAGGCAAGTTTCGTGTTGCAACAGATGACACCCTTGACGATCTGAGGGCAAGGCTTAAAAAACGCAAGAGTGCCAAGTTTGTCATCATTGACAGTTTCCAATATTCAAATTGGAGCTATGAGCAAGCCAAGACACTTGCAGATGACTTTCCTCGAAAGTGCTTCATATTCATCAGCCAGGAATACAAGGGACAACCGCTTGGCAAACCAGCAGCCCGATTGAAGTACATGGCAGGTATGAAGGTGAGAGTGCAAGGATATAAGGCATATTGCCAAGGTCGTGCCATTGGTGAGGCTGGTGAGGCATTCACCGTGTGGGAGGATGGAGTAATACAGACAAGCAACGAAACATAAGGTGTATGGACAAATACAAGGATGGTGACACCATTTTCATCTTGATGACGGCAGAGCAATGCAAGTCGGTTATGAGAGAATGGCTTGAACAAAATTACGAGTGCGACTTGAATGTAATGCGCTCACAGAAGAACAGAGGCAAGTTTGTACTGAAAACAAAAAGCCTGATGTGGACAAACAGAATCATCCAGTGGCATGGATATGAGAAAGTAACTTATCAAACAATATAGCTTATGGAAGAAGTGATTGAGAGCTTGGTGTCAATCATCAAGGACAAGACAAAGGATTTTACCTACCTGGATAAAGAACAGATATTCAGAGACTTGTCTGGCAGATTAAACGATATGTCGCTTGATGCCATGAAGTGTGAGTATCTTGGTGAGAGAAAGGAGGTGGAAGACAATGAGTAAAGAACGAAGGGTGTTAGAACTGGTTGCACCATCATGCCAAGTCACCCATGAGAGAATAGTGAGCCAAGGGCATGAATGTGAATATTGCCACGGCAATGGTTACTTCTGGGGACGTGATGCCAACTGGGAAAGCGTGAAAGTTCCTTGCCCTATATGCCAAGGCAAGAAAGAAATGAAAGCCATCATTGAAATAACATGGCTACCAAACAATGAAAAGACAACTAAAAAATAAACGGATATGAGTAAAATCGGTAATTGGTTCCATGCCATGCGTGAGAACTGCAAGAAAAAGGCTGAACAGAAACGTGCAGCGCAAGTGAGAGAAGAAGCCATGTCAAGACTACAGGCGAGAGAGTTCAATGGCAAGATATTCCTTTGCTTCGACAATGTGCCAATACTGGAGACGGAAGACTTGACCCTTGGCATGGCTGCAAGCGTGAAAGAGGCACGCCAGTATTTTATGACATACAGAGGTATCGGCCATGAAGCAGCAAGTAACGAACTTTAGCCGTTTCTTTGCCTCATTCAACGAACTGCCTTGCTATTGTGGCAGCCGTGAAGAGTTCAAGAAGGAAATCGTCAGTCAATACACATTCGGACGCACAGAGAGTTTGAAGGAAATGACACTGCAAGAGTACAATGATTGTTGTGACGGTCTGGAGAAACTGAGTGGTCGAAAAGAACGATTGAAGCGCAATCGCAGCATCTGCCTAAAGCTGATACAAGAGATTGGCGTGGACACAACCGACTGGCAGCGCATCAATGAGTTCTGCAAGCATCCCCGAATTTGCGGAAAGGAGTTTGCCAGAATCCGACTTGACGAAATGGAAGATTTCCAAAGAAAGCTCAGAGCGATCAAGAAGAAAGGTGGCTTGAAAGAAAAAGAAGACGTTAACAATCCTGGCAGGATGGTGATGTATATCCCTTTGGATGGAATCCCTCATGCCTAAAAATACAACCCATTTAAAACAATAAGACAATGGAAGAAAACAAGAAACAGACAGTGGAAATGACAGCGGAAGAGGCAGAAGCCTTCAAGCAGTTCCAAGAGAAGCAAGCCAAGGAAAAGGCTGCTAAGAAGCGCAAGGAAGACCGTGAAGCTTACGCCCAGTTAGTGGACAGCGAGATTGAGAGTGCTATCCCCGAACTTCGCAGCCTGTCAGAACAGATGCTTGCAGTGAAGCGCAAAGTGTACGAGAACTTTGCGGAAGTCATCAACATCAAGGCAAACGTGTTGAAGCTGACCAAGGACACCCAGCGCACACACACCTTCACCCATTCAAACGGAAAGATGCGCCTCACGCTTGGCTACAACTGCATTGATGACTACCGTGACACCGTGAATGACGGCATTGCCATCGTCAAGAAGTACATCGAGAGCCTTGCAACTGACACCAAGAGCAAGGAACTTGTGGCAACCATCCTACAGCTTTTGAGCCGTGACGGAACAGGCAACTTGAAGGCAAGCCGTGTGTTGCAGCTTCGCAAACTGGCAGACAAGAGCGACAACGACCAATTCAAGGAAGGTGTGCAAATCATCGAAGAGGCTTATCAGCCATCGCTCACCAAGCAGTTCATCAGAGCTGAGTGGAAAGACGAACACAACAAGTGGCACATCATCCCTTTGAGTGTTACAGACGTAGAAACAACAGAAACTAAACAAGAAGCCAATGAAGACAACGACAACCAAGGCACCCAAGGTGGCACTGTGTAGAATGTGCCACGGTACTGGGAGGAAGGGCGAAGACATTTGCCCACAATGTGAAGGAAGTGGACGTGTGACAGTGAGCTGTGAAATGACACTTGACATCCGTCCTTATCATCCAAAGGTTAAACATTCAACAAACATTTAGCCCTATGGGAAAGCGACGCGGACTAAGTTATCAGAAACGTGTTGCTGACATCAACAGGATATATGACCAGCACGTAAAAGACGGTGTTCCAAACCGTGAGATATGGCGCAGGTTCATATATCCTGAGTATGCTATCAGTGAGCGTCAATTTTACAACATATTGAATGCGTCTGCTGAATCCAAGAACGTGATTCCAGCAGACGCTCAACTGTATTTTGATTTTTCGTATGATGATCAAGGAAAAAAGTATCGTAAAGAGGATTCTGAGTGACATCCGTGTTGACTTGAGTGACGAGTTTGACCAGAACTTTGAACGACAGGCATTTTTCAGTGAGGCATGGGAACGACACAGAAGCCCACTTCGACCTGGTGGGCATATTCTTGTTGATACTGGCACGCTGAGGAGAAGCGTACAGAGCGTGATGGGAGAAACAAGCATCCGCTTTTACACTGATTTGCCATACGCCGAAATTCACAATGAAGGTGGTGAAATAGTGGTGACAAAACGAATGAAAGGCTATTTCTGGCACAAGTACATGGATGCCGCAGGTGCATTGACCTTTGCAAGGCGCAAGGACGGCACACAGCGCAAGGACAAAAAGACACGGCACATCAGTGACGTGGCAGAGTTCTGGAAGTTCATGGCCTTGAAGAAGGAAGGCACGACAATCAAGATACCAAAGAGGCAGTTTCTGGGTTTGTCACCAGAGGTGGAAAAGGCAGTTACGGACATCATTGAGGATAATTTGCAAGAATACCTCGGAAAGGAAATGGAACATTTTGAAAAACGATTGAAGAAATGAGAAAAGAGATTTACAAAATGCTTTGTGAGCGTCTGGGCAATATACCAGAAATCAAGTATATTGACCTTTGGAACCACAATGTGGAGTTCATTGAACAAGAAGACAACTGGGAACGTCCAGCGGTGTTTGTGGAGCTTTGCCCAATCAACTGGGAGGCTACGGTGGCAGGTATGCGCTATGTGACAGAAGCGAAAGTGAACTTGCACGTTGTGACGGACTGGTTGGGTAGCAGTGCAGCCAACAGCGACCAAAGAGAAGAGAGTTTGACCGTGTTTGACCTCTTGGAAAAGATTCACACAGCCCTGGCAGATGTGGACGGTGAGCATTTCAAGGAGTTCGACATCAGCAATTCAACAACCAACCACAACCATGAGGATATTTTGGAAAACATTGAAACTTATAGTTATGTGGGTTACAGAGAACTTGACCAGTCCAAGTAAATATGATTAAAGCATCCGATGCCTTGACAGCTTCGGATGCTTTTTTTATGTCCTTCGGATGCCGTTTGAATCTTACTGATACAAGCTCAAATCAAAAGCATCCTTCTTCTTCCATCCCTCAGCCAAGGTGTTTTGCACATATTCGGTGGCTTTCAGATAAAAGTCGGCGAGTTCTTCAAGTGTGTCAAACGTATGGTATGACGGTTCATCCTCAGTTCCAAACTTGAACGTTACTGGCAGCGTCTTTCCTTCCGTTTGCACGGCAAGGTCATAAGCAGCCTTATAGTTGAACTGGTTTTCAGTGGATAGCCACACTGCCTGATCCTTATATGTGAAGCCAGAAATGATGGCTTGGTCAGTCTGTTCGTTGTACCAGTCCAAGACGGTTCGCTTGATGTCATCCACAGAAGGCTTGCCATTGGTAAACTCTGCCTCCATGTAGTTGGCCGAACCGTCCTCTTTAACTATGACATCCCAACGGATGCGCCATTTGTTCTTGACGGGGTTCACGCATTCAAGCAGTTTCACCACCGCACTTCCTTCTGTTCGTTTCATTAGCTAAATACGTATTTGGTTCTACCTTTGCCAAATGTCTCTGTTCTGATAGTTGTCTCAAAAGGCAAGCCATCTGGCAGTTCACTAATCTGTTGGAGAATATTCTTCATTTCCTCCGAATTGGTGAAAAACTTCTTTGCCTCACCGTTCTGTTCGATGGAGACAATGCAGCGGTCTTCGCCTTGCTCAGTCTTGATGCCAAGCTCGAAGTCCTTCACGATGATTGGTAAGTTCACTAATTCCCTGATGCTTACCACTGACCCAGGGAAACGCTTCTTGCCATCCGCCGGCTTATAAGAAACGTTCAAATCTTTAAATGATCTCATTGTTTTGCCTGTTAATTTATTAAACAATCTATTACAGTCGGCGTGCTTTGTCATGCCATAGAAACTGGCAATCAGCTCACGCCTTCTTTTCCTCGATTTAACCTCGTGCATTTTTCGGGCAAACTTATGCTTGATACGCTTGCGTATCGCCACATGGTCAGGATATATGACATATCCCAAGAAGTCAATGCCCTCATCCACTGGGAACACCCTTTCATTTGGCTTTATCTCCAAATCAATCTGGTTCACCTGAAAGTGGATAATTTCACGAATCATCCATAATTCCGCTTTCGTTTTACCAAGCACAAGGCCGTCATCGCAATAGCGATAGAAATGAGCGACCCCACACTTATCTTTCAAATAGTGGTCTAAAAATACAGATAACAACAAGTTGCCAGTGGCTTGTGAGCTTCTTAGTCCAAAGCTGATGCCACTGTCCAGCATGGTAACAAAGGATTCCAACATAACAAGCAGCTTCTGGTCTTTGAACACACGGCGGTAGCACCACATGGCAAAGTCTTGACGAACATTCTCATAGTAATGCCTGATGTCAAACTTGTAGGCATATAGCGTGCCTTCTGGGTCGTGCTGCATATCTTGGCGAATTACCTTCATAAGGTCGTGCGTGCCACGTTCCTTGATGGATGCTGCTGTTGTGCGTATGTAACGCCTTTGCAGATGTCTGTCCACCACGGACATGATAGCATGGACACCTATGCGGTCTTTCATCGAAAGAATCTGCAAGTTCCTTTCTTTGCCGTATTCGTGGATTGTGCGCTCACGGTAGCCACTCACACGGAAAGAGCCATTAGCTATTTGCTCTGTTAGTTCCTTAATCACCTCTTCACGATGCGCAAGCAAGTAGCGTCCCTGGCGTGAGCGTTTCCGCTTCTTGCCACGGAGAACTTCATCAAACGACTCTGACATATTGGAGTAGTCAATGATTTCTTCTATGATGTAACCTTCTCTACGCATTGTTAATAATTTAATGGCCTTTCGGCCTTCCTGTCTCTGGGTCTGACTTCTTCGAGCCGTAAGAACGGCCTACCAAACTCCACCCAACACTTGATTTTTCAGCTTTCCCATATTGGTAGTTTGCTGAGGTTCGTTTCCCTCGGCTCCATGTTAGGAATCACGTCCCTGGTATGGTAGGCCGATTGATGGTGTAATCAGTTTGTCCAGGCGTGAGCCGACATTCGCATTCGCATTCGCTGCATCGTTATTCGCATTCGCATTCACGACACCGCCATTCGCATTCGCATTGTTGTACCCACGATAAACCACACGGCTTATTGGGAAATTCCACCTTTTGGGCTGCAAAGTTACGTATAAAACTCTGTTGCTATACATTTTATAACGAATAACCTTAAAAAATGTTGTAATTTAGTTGCTATATTGAAATTTATTACTATCTTTGCAGCGTGTGAATGTCGAAGATTCGGCGCGATAACTTCAAGCTTTCCTTTCACACTTTAGGGTGGCGTTCTGTCACCCTTTATTTTATCCAATTCGATTTTAATATTTTCCTTGGTCTGTTTTGTATCACTGACAAAGTGATTTGCGGTAATTCTAACGGCTTTACCATTGAAAACTACATAACATTCCTGAATTGTTCCATTTTCAAAATCCATGTGTCTGTTGTTTATTGCAGATGCCATTTTTATGGTCTGGAGTTCTTTGAAGTTCTCTGGGTGCATATCCAAATCAATAACAACAGCGGAACATCCTTGCTTTATAGCTTTGTTAAATCCTGAAGCAACTCCATTTGGTGACAAGATACCTTTGCGGTCTGCAATCATTCCATTTATTAGATATTCTGGATTCTTGACCTGGAAACCAACAACATCTTTTCTGATTTGCATGGTCATGTCAGGGAACGATGAAACCAAAGCACGTGCAGCTCTTGTGTTAGGAACAATTTCCGATTGGTCGGCTTGTTTGCTTATCAGTAATCTATTGCCATAAATTTCATCAGGAACACAACCTTTCAAATCTTGGCACTTGTGAACCAACTTGCAAGCAGCACACAACTCATTTTCTGGAACAAAACCTAAGTTTAGCTTACCTTTGGCAATATCGCAGTCACGACACCGCTTGATGGTATAAGGGTTATAATCGGGAAAAGTCTTTTGCTCCTTGCCTGAGTTGAAACGGAATATTCCTTTTTTATCGGTCTGCAAAGCTTCCTCACCCAGTGACATGGCTTCATCGTGCGGTGTAGGCTCATACTTTCGTTTAAGAACCTGAACCACCGTGCAACGGCAATTCCATCCGTTAGGTGGGTAATATGATTCCCAGAACGAATCGGACGATGGAAGCGTCACACGGTCGAGCGAAGCGTGTTCTGGGCGAACCTTATCATCATGCTGGGTTCGATACTGGAGATAATAATGATCACCATCCTCCATGAACTTTTCCCACTTAGCAGCCATTTCCGCTGATGCCTGAACAAAGTTGTACTCAGCACGTAGATAGTTGGAGTTGTACGTTTCATCTATCTTTCGGACATCGTTCAAAAAGCGTTCAAACGTCTTTTTATTGCCATTCTCATCAAGCAAGGATGGAGAAGCCTCATTGAGTTCATGGAACGTCTTCATTCCACTAAAGATATAGTTGGAGCGTGTAAGACGTTGGCGCATGAGGTCGGACATTTCTACCTTTTGAAAAGAACTGTCAAGAACAGAGGTGTGCGTATTGATAAAGTCTTGTGCCTCATCAGAGGCTATGATGTTGATGTCGAAGTTTGCGCCCTTCTGCTTGAAGAGTGCAGACATCATCTTTGCAAACTTCTTGCGAAGTTCCTCACGTAGTTCATCCTTGATGGGTGCAGCCAATGTCAGTGTCTTGTTTCCAAGGATGGTGGCATACCGTTGGTGCAGCCCCACATAGTCGGTGGGGCTTAATCGAAAAAAGGACGTGCGTTGTGCTGCTTCTTTGGGTCTTTGCCGTTATCACCACCATCATCAGGGTCTGGTGAAGGAACCTGTTGCTGACGGCGTTCACCCACAGGCATATTGTACTTGTCGGCAAAATACTTTGGATCGACCTCATAACGGTCTGCAATCATCTTTTCGTAGGTGAATTGCTGTTCTGGAGTGTAGTCAACTGCTTCATCCCATGCAAAGCGCAAGCCTTGAAGAGGAAAGCCAAGTTTCACCATGCGAGGAATTAGCTGATTGTTCACAAGGTCTGCCAACATATTCGCATCACTCTCAACAAGGTTCTGGAACACTTCAAGATGGGTTTGCGACTGTGAAAGGCTACTGCCATCCTCAATGGTCATGGTCTGGCCAATAATGAGCTTTGACAGTTCTGAGTTGGCACGGTCAACACGCTTGTCATACACATTGAACGCATCGCCCTTGGTGCTTTCCACCACCTCAATGTCAGTACCCTCTGGGAACAAAGCCCAAAACTCAGTTCCCATCGTAGCCATCATGTTCTCCATCTTGGAAAGCTCCTTTTCGTCACGGACGGTGGTGTGGCCAATACGCATAGGCATACCAAAGATTTCACCGAACGTGTCCCAGAAGGCAAGCGTGTTCTTTTTCGGGATGGTGTGTGCAGCAGCCTTCAAGTAAAGTCCCAAATCATCAGGCTGACCGGCCTCAATGAGCCAGTCAGTGAAAGGTGGCTGATGGTAGTCGATGCCAGTAGTCCAGTCCATGCCAAGGTCTGTGATAACACGCCCATACTCAGGAATGACATACTTGCGGTTTATCAGCTTCACACCATTGAAGCATGGGCAACCGTCACCATCAGTGGTAATGTCGCCAAGCTCAATGAGTGAGTGACCCCAATAGATGGAATCCAAGGCAAGGCGCAAAAGTTGCTTAAACCATGCCTGGTTGAAATAGTGCAGCGCATCATCCTTCACATTCTCATTCTTGTCAATGATCTTGAAGGAACGAGCCATCACAAAGCCCTTGCGCTGTTCCACGCATCCCGAAAGGTGCGCATCAACATCAGCGTCACGATAGATGTCATAAAGACGTTGACGGTTTGGACTTTCCACACTGATGGCCATCTGCCAGGCATTGCGCCAGTCTTGCATATCAGAGCGAGTGAGTGCCTCAGTGGTGCGTTGTAGCTGTGCCACTATTTTCTGGACGTTCTTGCGCCCAGAAGCCTTGGCAAGATTGAAATCACCATGCGAGGTGTGCAAGATGCGTGGCTTGCCTGTAATGCTCTGTATAAAATTCTGAATATATCCCATGTCGTTTACCAATTATGTCTAAGTTTACGCTGACAGCCATAGACGATGGAACTGCCAACTATTTCACCGTTATCATCCAGCATCAGTGGCAAGTCTGGAACAATCTTGCCAGACTGAACACCCTCCAACCACTTGATGGCACGCTCATAGCGTTCCTTACGAATGTCGGAACCCATCTTTTGAGGCATGGCCGAAACCATGTGGTAAAGGGCAATGTCGCAAGTGAACATCACAATCTGATGGTTGCGCATTTCGCCTTCCGCAGCAAACACCGCATCACAATCGTACTTTGGACGCAGATAGCCCGAAATTTCCTCCTGTGCCTCACGCTCGGCATTGGCACGATTCTCGGCTGATGCCTGAGAAACCACCTTCATGGCGGTGTCGCCGATAACCACCTTATAATCATCTTCTGTTATAAACATGATTCACCTCCTTACTTTGTCACAAACAAGGCACGCCGTTCAATGTCTTCAACCTTTGTACCTTTCTTGAAACGATGACGCTTCACAAGCGTCTTGATGGTCTGCTTGGGTACGACCTTCAAACCACCATTCATGTAAAGAACATAATACTTCAAGCCACTGCCCTGGGAGAGCATGATGGCTTCTTTGACGGCACGCTTGTAACGCCAAGCGAAAAGCAAATCTTTGAATAGTCTAATCATATTACCAACTGTTTTTAGAGGTCGGACGCTTGCCAAACCTCGGTTTGTAAATAACTTGTCGAGTGTTGCGCTGGAGCATCCAGATAGCACCCTCATCAGCATCGGGCGCATCATCATGCACACGACTGCCACGTTCGAGTGAAAGCGTCTGTTCGATGCCCACTTGCATATCTGGAGATTCCTTCAATGCCTCATTGTAGAATACAAAGCCACGTTCCCATAAAGGAGAAACGGCCTCAATGCGCTGCAACTTTTCTGGCTTCTTGCGCTTGTCGCCTGTAATCGGCAACTGGTAGCCACGACGGTTGCCCTCTTCCGTGAACTCATCAAGAATAGTATCTTGCAGAAAGTTCGCCTCCATGAAGAACGACACCGTGACATCATCAGGTAGGGATTCATAAAGGTTGTAGAGCCATCTGACCATACCGCCAACGGTATCTTGACGGACATAGCAATCTATCAAATGAAACTCAGTGCCTATCTTTCCCCAGAAGCGTGAAGCCTTATAGTCGTTTGCCGTGGTCGATTTGAAAGAAGGGTCGGTGTAGCAAATAAGTTGGTCATACTTATTGAGTGGAAGAACCTTCTTGTAACGGATCCAGTCATGGCGAAATATTGTGCCATCCTTGATAGGATTGTGCATCATTTCTTTGTTCCAAGCACGGAATCCCACAAAGTCGGCGTATGCCTGAGCCTCTTCCTTTGTCCATTTCTCACGCCAGACAGGTTCACCATTAGCATCAACCGCCACTATCTTAGACAGGAACACCCCCTTGGTATGTGCCAGGTTGAAGAGAACGGAAGTCTTGGAAATGAGGTTGCCCCCCATGATGAAGCGACCACGACCCACGTCAAGCGAACCGAAAAGGGCTTCTTTCACCCAGTCGGTAAGGTCATGCACACGCTTTTCATTACGGCAAAGCTCATCATCGTCAAGGTCATCAATGACAATGTAGTCTGGACGTGCCTCACGATCACGCAAACCACGTGGTGATTGTCCACGGCCACAAGCAAGGAACTTCACGCCGTCCTTGGTTTTGAACTCACCTTCTTGCCAGTCACCAGCGTTCTTCTGTGCGCCAAAGTCGGCAATGATGCGTTGGTTGTACTCCAATTCAGCCTGAATGTCGCCAAGCAAGCGGTTGGCACTATCCTCAGACTTGCCCACAACCACCATGAAGTTAATCAGACGCTTTGCCTGAAACATCAGCCACAAAGGGGTAAAGATGTCCATGTGGGTGGACTTGGCGTGGCCACGTGGCCACATGAACACCGCTTTGAGGTTTGGGGTGTTCTTCACCTTCTGTGCAGCCTGGTTGTGAAAGGGAGCGTTGTGAATGGTGCGAATCACCTCACCAGTGGTCTTGTCACGAAGCTGCAAGAAGTGTGGAAAGTAATACTCGCAAAATGCAGCATAATTGGATTGCAGCCTACGAATACGCTTTTCCTTCTCAATGGGCGTTTCCTTGCGCATAAGAGAGGTGTCGGTGAAAGACTGAACTTGCTTGCACCGTTCCTTCCATTGCTCGTATGCGAGTTTCTTTTCTGCTGCTGTTGCCATATACCTATATTATTTAACACCCATCTGTTCCATGATAAACAAGTCTTGCAGATGATTGATTTGCTTCATCAGCTCGGTTGTTATCGTAGGGTCAGACTTGGCACGGAACTCCAACCACTTGCTAAACATCATGGACACCTCGATGACATCCACCACATTAGCTTTCTTGTCAAGTTTCTCAATGACAGAAGAGAGCTTTGCGAGCTTGTCACCCAGTCCAGCCATCGCCATTGGATCACCAGATTCATTCACTTGCGTTATGAGCGCATCAATAGTCAACAACAGCTTATTGACCAGTTCGGGACGTGTGACACTCTTGGCCGCACGTGCCTCCTTCCATCCATCAGCCACACACCACTTGGATATGGTGACACGTGAGATGCCCACCTTTTCGGCAATCTCAGCCTGTTCCATACCCGACATGAACAGTGTTCGAGCCAATGAACGTTTCTTTTCTATTTCAGCTTTTGTCATGTGCAATACTTTATTAAAAAATCAAATGCACTGCAAAATTGCAACAATTCGGTAGCATCACCAAAATAGTGTGCAACCATTTCATAGAAGTGTGCAATCATTTCACACTTTTTTGGCGGTCAACAAATTAAGCAGTAATATTGCAGCGCAAAACGCAAAAAGCGAGAAAATGAAACGAGTAAGAATTTCAAACAACAGCCTTAACAGTTACGGTAGTCGTGTACTGACAGAAGGCATGGATGTACAGCAGTATTGTCGCAATCCCGTACTTCTTTATATGCACGAACGTGGCAATGTGATTGGCTATGTGAAAGACCTCAAAGTGGAAAACGATGAGGTGACTGGTGAACTGATGTTCGATGAAGCCACACCACTCTCCAAGCAGTGCAAGAAGCAATGGGAGTTCGGTAGCCTGAAAATGGTGAGTGTGGGCATTGACATCGTTGAAGAGAGTGAAGACCCAGAGGTGATTGTTCCTGGCCAGAAATACAAGACCATCACCAAGAGCAAACTCTTTGAAGTGTCAGTTGTGGACATAGGAGCCAATGACGATGCCATCGTAATGAGAAAGAACGGCGAACAAATCACATTAAGCAAGGACGGAAAGAATCCGCTGACCTTGCTCAGTAACAACAAAAATTTAAACAACAAGCAAATGGAACAGAAAATTTTGTGCGCACAGCTCGGATTGCCTGAGACGGCAGACGAGGCGACCATCCTTCAGAAAATCAATTCGCTGAAGGAAGCAGAGACAGAGAAAGAGACGCTTGCCAAGGAGAAAGCCCAGCTCACACTCTCTGCCATTACAACAACCGTGGAGACAGCCATCACTGAGAAACGCATCAGTGAAGACAAGAAGGAGCATTTCATCAACCTCGGCAAGAAGATTGGCGTGGATGACTTGAAGCAGACTTTTGCAGCCATGAGTCCGATGGTGAAGCTCAGTTCTGTAGTCGGCCATCAGGGTGGTGCGCCAACTCAGCAGAAAACCACTTATTCCAAGTTCAGTGAAGTGCCAGGCGAAGAGCTGGAAAAGATGCGCTCGGAGAACCCCGATGAATACAAGCGTCTTTTCAAGGCAGAGTATGGCATGGAGTGTGAAATCTAAAAATGTCAAACCATAAAACAAGAAGAATGAAAATGAACAGATTGCTTGCACTGACAATGGCAGTGCTTTTCAACTGCATTACTGGCAGTGTATTCGGTGCAGCCCTTGGCTTTTCACCTGTAGTGGGAGCCTTAGGCATGAATTGCATCGCCACCGTGATAGGCGGTGAGGTAGCTCAGGGCGCATTGCGTGCTGGAGTATATAAAGAGGTGTGGACTGGTGAAATGGTGAAGTATCTTCGCCGTGGCTTGGAAGCCACTTGGCTTGACGGCATTCCAGACGCATCAAGCGTGGTGGAGAATGATGTCATCCACTTGGTAGATGCAGGTGTTGATCCTGATGTATTGGTCAACAACACCACATATCCTATTGACTTGCAGAAGCTGGATGACAAGGACATCAGCATCAGCCTTGACAAGTTCCAGACCAAGGTGACACCTATCACTGATGATGAGCTTTATGCCATCAGCTACGACAAGATTGCACGTGTGAAGGAAGCACATGGAAATGCCATCAATGATGCCAAGTTTGCCAAAGCAGCCCATGCACTCTGTGCCAAGCAGAACACAGCTAAGACACCAGTGCTGAAAACCACTGGTGAGAGAGATGCTGCAACAGGACGCTTGAAGATGACCAAGACAGACTTGCTCAATATGAAGCGCAAGATGGATGCCTTGGGAGTTCCAGCAATGGGACGAAGAGCGGTGCTTTGCTCTGACCACATCAATGACCTTCTGGAAACTGAGCAGACCTTCCGTGAGCAGTACAACATCAACCGCAATGACGGAACCGTTGGCCGCTTGTATGGCTTCGACATCTACGAGTTTGCAAACAATCCTCTCTATACCACAGCAGGTGTAAAGAAGGATTTGGGCAAGGCTGCTGAAACAGGTGAGTTCCAATGCTCATTTGCCTTCTATGTTCCTCGTGTATTCAAGGCCACTGGTTCGACCAAGATGTATTGGAGCGCATCAGAGAACGATCCTGAGTACCAGCGTAACAAAATCAACTTCCGCCATCGTTTCATCTGTATGCCAAAGAAGGCTGATGCAGGTGTCGTAATGATGAGCGACTACAGTGCTGCATAGTCATGGCACGAATGAAATATCTGGTGCTGCATTGCACCGCAACAAAAGAAGGTCGTGAGGTGTCCAGTGACGAAATTCGCCACTGGCACACCGACCCAGTGAGCAAGGGCGGTCGTGGATGGAAGCAAGTTGGCTATACCGACATGATACACCTTGACGGAAAGGTGGAACGACTTGTGAAGAACAACGAGGATGCTGAGGTTGATCCATGGGAAATCACCAATGGTGCAGCAGGTTTCAACTCAGTGAGCCGTCACGTGGTGTATGTCGGTGGTCTTGCCTCTGATGGAAAGACAACCAAGGACACCCGAACAGACGCACAGAAAAAGGCTTTGACCGAATATGTGCGCAACTTCCATGAACGTTTCCCTTCCATCCGCATCATTGGCCACAACGAGCTGAACAGCCACAAGGCTTGCCCATCATTCAACGTGCAAGAGTGGTTGCGCTCAATAGGTATCAAGCAAGTTTAACCCCATAAAACAAAAGATAACGATGGCAGACTTTTTACTGCAATTCATCCAGTGGGCAATACCATCGGGCGGCATAGGTGCTGCCATCGTTTGGTTTGCCAACAGAAAAGCCAACAATGCCAAGAATGCCAAGGTCGTGCATGATACTTATAAAGGTATGTACGAAGACATTTCAAAGGTGTTGTTGGAAACACAACAGAAATATGAAGACATCACAAAGGTCGTGGAAGTGCTTACGGCTGAGAACCACAGAACACGTCTTTCTATCAATCGGCTCAGTCGTGCGATCGAGGCTATCAAACTTTGTCCTCATCGCAATTCTTGCCCTGTCAGCAGTGAGTTGTCGCTCGACGAAGACGATGACAACCCAGGCAGAGGAAAAGGCGGTAAGGGACAGCGCAGAAAGCAAGCAGACCACGACAAAAATAATGTGGACGGAAAAGGTGCCACAAGACCAGGTGCATCTGATCATTCCACTTGACAGCATAGGCTGTTTGCCGTCTGGTGCATCCTTTGGCAACAAGCAAGGGCGTGCCAACGTGAAGGCAAGCGTTGGAAAGCAAGATGGTAAAGATGTGATATACATTGATGCCTCTTGTGACAGCTTGCAAGTGTTGTGCCTCTACTATGAGGAACAAAACAAGAAGTTGGCCAAGCAAAACGCAGAACTCTCTAACACCATTAGAACAGAGAAAGAACAATGTTCAAACCCTGTTAAAGTGGCTATATTCAGTTTTATTGTCGGACTGGTGTCTGGCATAATAATCACAATCAAAACAAGAAAGAAAAATGGATAAGAATTTCATGTACGGCATAGCAGCCGTGAAGTTTGGTGACAATCTCATTGGCTATATTGAGAAAGGATCATGGGACTGGGGCGGCACAAAGCCTGAGAGTACCGACATTGATGCGGAGCAAGTTCCTGATGCGCCGGTGCTGACCATCCTCACCAAGAATGCAACAATCTCGCCAACATTCAACATCATACAGTTGAACTACGAGAACATTCAGATGGTGCTTGGTGGCACTCTCATAGGAAGCAAAGGAAATTACACAGGCTGGAAAGCACCAAAGAATCTGGTTCAACTTTCGGGCAAATGGACTATTGACTTTGTTTCTGGTCAGACTTGCACCATCCCGAATGCCACAATTTTGGCCAACCTCGGTGGTAAACTCACACTTACAGAGGTGTCGAAGTTGGAATGTCAGTTGAAGGTGAACAAGCCTTCTGATGGTAGTGAGCCTTACGACATCCAGAACACATCCAACCCAACAGTTTTATCATCCACCAGCCAGGCAAACAGCGTGAAGGATTAGCGTATGGATGAGAACACCATCAGGTTAATAGAAAAGGAAGGTGCGGAAGCCCTTTTGGACACTGGTCTTTCAGTGCCATTGAAGGAGTTGCACCTTCCTTTTTGCAAAAAATCCATCCATTTGCGTGTGACCATGCGCCGACCTACCTTGGCAGGGCAAATCAGAATTGCAAGGGAATGGTTGGCAATGGGCGTGACCAGCGAAGAAATGTGGCATTTCTCCAAGGAGGAAGAAATGAGGTTCCTTGCTGATCACGGCAAGAAAATCAGTCGCATGATAGCTTACACCCTTTGCCGTGGCTGGATAAGCCGACATCTGTTTGTTGGCTTAACGGCATGGACTGTGAGAAACTGGATGGAAAACAAGTATCTTGTCAGCGTGATAAAGAAATTTGTCGGGCTGATGGGAACGGACAGTTTTACAGATATTATCAAATCGGCAGAAGCGGTGAATCCGATGAAGCTGAGGAAGAGCCAAAAGAAGAAAGGGAGTTAACGAGCGAATACGAAGGTTCACATAGCCCTTTCGGTTTTGTGTGGCAGATAGCAAGCGAAACAGGTTGGAGTGTTGACTATATCCTTAATGGTGTCAATTACCAAACCTTGATTATGATGTTGAGTGATGCCCCACATTATGTTAGCAAGAAAAAGAACGGCAAGCCCAAGGACGAAAGAAGTGCCAAGGAGGAAGCCGATGACATTGTAGGATTTTTCCAAAGTAAATTGAAATGAGCAAAGGCAAGACGGTAGCAATAGAAATTGAACTCCTTGACCGCATCAGCGGTGGACTTGACAGGGTAAACAAGAAGATGGATGCCTTGAAGGGTTACACCGATGAAGCCAAGAAAGGATTGAGTGGACTGGAGAACATGAGCGACAGGGTGAAAAAGTCGCTCATGGGGCTTGGCATGGCTTTTTCCATGAAGCAGGTTATTACTGAGGTCGCTACTGTCAGGGGCGAGTTCCAGAAATTGGAGGTGGCTTTCAATGTCATGCTTGGCAGTGCAGACAAAGCCGGTAATCTGATGGCTCAGCTGATTCATACAGCAGCCACGACACCGTATGGCCTTGAAGGTGTGGCACAGGGTGCGAAACAACTCTTGGCGTATGGCATGGAGGCAGAGAAGGTGAACGAAACCTTGATTCGTCTGGGTGACATTGCCGCAGGTCTTAGTATGCCATTGAATGAACTCGTTTATCTGTACGGAACAACGATGGCGCAAGGCAGACTTTACACGCAAGACCTTAACCAGTTCACAGGTCGTGGCATTCCGATGATCCAGGAACTCGCCAAGGTGTTTGGTGTGGCAGAAAGCAAGGTGAAGGACTTGGTGGAGGCTGGCAAGGTGGGATTCCCAGAAGTGCAGAAAGTCATAGAGAACCTTACTGGTGAAGGCAGTAAGTTCGGTGGCTTGATGGAGGAACAGAGCAAGACCATATCAGGACAGATAAGCAACATCGAAGATGCTATTTCAACAATGTTCAACGACTTAGGTAAGCAAAGCGAGGGTGTTATCAATACAACACTTAGCGGTGTCTCCTATATCGTGGAACATTATGAGCAATTCGGACGTGTTCTGATGGGATTGGTTGCCACTTATGGAACATACCGCACGGCTTGCATGACGGTGGCAGCAGTCCACAGTCTCATAACGCTTGGTATTGGTGGCATGACCGCAGCGGAAGCCATTCACTACGGTTGGATTGTCATGGTGGAGAAAGCGCAGAAGCTGCTTAACGCTACCATGCTAAGCAATCCATACGTATTGGTTGCCACAGCCATTGCAAGTGTTATCGCCGTAATGGTTTCCATGAAGACGGAAACAGAACTGATGCAAGCAGCCGATGAAGACTATGAGGCGCAAAAACAAAAGGTCATTGAGGCTGAGGAAGAACACAAACGCAAGATGGAAGAGCTTTGTTCCATTGCTGGTGATGAAGCTCTCAGCACCGACACTAGACGTGAGGCATTGAATCGCCTCGAACAGAAATACCCTGCTATCTTTGCCAAATATGACACAGAGTATGAGAAGCTGAAAAACATCAAGAAAATCAAGTTGGAGATTGCTGAGTTGGAGGCTGGGCAAAGCATAACAAAGCCAAAGAACGAACTCAACAGCGTAAACAAACGCATCAAAGAGCTTGAAGCAAAACAGCGCACGGAAAAGTGGGTTGAAAGCAATAGCTCTGGTACAAGTATGAAGAAAGTCGGAGGTTTGAGCAAGAAAGAGGAAGCCGAACTCAAAAACCTTCAAAAGAAGCAACAGAACCTAAACAAGCAGGTGCGCAAGGATTCTGTGAACGCTTACTTTGACAATCTCACAAGGGTCAGCAACAACGATCTGAAAAAGCAGATAAAGGAGCGCGAAAGCCTCATTGCCCGAATGAATATGTCTGGTCATAAATATGGCTATACAACCAATGACGGCAAAAATATCCGTGGCACATACACCAAGGATGAATTGCAGTATCAACTCAACAAATTGAAATCTGAGCAGAACCGCCGTAATGAACCAAGAAAATCAAGTTCTGATTGGGGCGCAGCCGACAAGAGGGCTTATCAAGCAGCATTGAAGAAATACAACGACTTCATCAGCAAAGGCTCAAACAACCTAACCAAAGAAGAATATGACAAAAAGGCAAAGGAACTAAAGGAAAAAATGGAACTTGCCAAAAAGGAATATGATTCACGCAAACCTGGTTCGGACAAAGACAGCGAGAAAGCACAAAAGGCAGCAGCCAAGGCGGAAGCTGCAAGAGCCAAGGAAGAAGCAGCGGAAGAACGCCGCAAGCAGACCAAGGAAAAGGTGGGTCAGGAACTTGCAGAACTGCAACGTAAAAATGACGAGGAAGAAATTAATACCATGCAAGAAGGCTTGGAAAAGAAACTTCGCCAGATAGAAAACGACTATCAGGCTCAGAAGAACGAGATAAACAAGCAAGAAACCGCATGGAAACGAGATAACAAGAAAGCAGGCATTGCCACTGGTACAAATGGACTTACCACGGAACAGACCGATGCCATTAACGAGGCGCACGCCTTGAACGAGAAAAGCAGAACTAAGGCCATCGAGGAAGCCAACAAGGAAGCCTTGAAGGATGAGTTGCTTGCCATGACAGACTATTTGAAGGAGTATGGAACCATACAAGAACAAAAGTATGCCATTGCCAAGGAATATGCCGAAAAGATCAAGGAGGTGAATGAGGGTGCTGGCACTGCTGATGAAAAACAGTGGAAAGTGAAGGCACTTGAAAAGCAGCGTGACACCGCCATGAGCCAAGTGGATGCCAAGAGCCTTGCCCTTAACATTGATTGGGGGACAACCTTTGAGGGTGTGGGCAATGTGCTGAAAGATGTGGCACAAGAAACACTCGGCAAGGTGGAGGCTTACATGAAGACTGCTGAGTTCAAGGCTTTGTCTGCTGAAAACAAAAAGACTTACACTGACTTGCAAGCCAAGTTGAAGCAAGAGACAGGTGCGGAAAGCACCAGTCCGTTCAACTTCAAGATATGGGGTACTATCTCCAAGAATGTCACGGCATACCAAGAAAGCGTGCGAAATCTCCAAAACAAGACGGATGCTCACACAAGGGCGGTCGATGAACTGGAAAAGGCGCAAGCAAACTTGGCTGCTGCTACTGATGACACCTCAAAGGAAATTGCCCAGAAATCGGTTGATATTGCACAAGGAAAGGTCGATGCCACTGCCACTGAGCAAACGGAGGCACAGGATGAAAGTAACAAGGCACGCCAGACGCTCACGGACAACACCAATGCAGCAGCGCAAGGCATTCAGAACTTCACCAACTATCTGAATGAAATGTCAAATGGTTCCCTGTATGGCTTTGCCAATGGTATGAGCAAACTCATTACCTCACTTGGAAAAGGCTCAGACGGAATAGGCAAGTCATTGAATGAGCTTGGTGGCAAGATTGGCGGTATCATTGGCGCAATCCTTCAAATCATTGATGCGCTTGGTGATGATCCAAAGGGCTTCATTGATGACCTCTTGAACAAAATCGCCGATTGTGTGGAAAAGATTGTTGAAGATTTGCCCGAAATCGTTTTGTCCATCATCAAGGATGTGGGCAACATCTTGCAAGGTTTGGTCAGTGGCATAGGCAGTTGGTTTGGCATTGATGACCTTTTCGGCTTGAATGGCAATGAAGCCAAGGTGCAAAAGACCATTGACGATTTGACCAAGCGCAACGAACTTCTGCAATATGCCATCGAGGATTTGACAGACGAAATCAAGGCAAGCAAGGGAACGAAATCAGTAGCAGCCTATCAACAGGCATACGCCAATCAGCAAGAAGCCAACCAGAATTATCTGGATATGGCAAAGGCGCAAGCAAGTTATTGGAAAAAGCATCATAGTTGGAACTACTATTGGAATGGCTTCAACAATGACCAAACTGCCTGGATCAAGCAGAACGTAAAAGAAGACTTCAATGGTGATCTCTGGAGTCTTAGCCCAGAGGAAATGAAGAAACTTCGCTCCAATGTCGGTATTTGGGAATATATCAAGAACAATGGCAAGGGTGGTTATGGAAATGACGTTGCTGACAAGCTGAATGACTACATAGACCAGGCTGGCAAACTGGAGGAACTGACCGATGAACTCTATGAGGGATTGACTGGCATTTCCTTCGATTCCATGTATGACAGCTTTGTGGACACCCTTATGGATATGAATGCCACGGCTGAGGATATGGCTGATGACCTGTCAGAATACTTCATGCGTGCCATGCTTTCAAACCAGATTGGCGAAATGTATGCCGACAAACTAAAGGAATGGTGGAAGAAGTTTGGTGCTGCAATGGAAGACAATGACCTGACTGAGGCAGAGCGCAATGCACTCCAGGAGGAATACATGGGCTATGTGAAAGATGCCATTGCCTTGCGTGATAAACTTGCAGAAGCTACTGGGTACACTGGTAACAGCAGCACAAGCCAAAGCGGTAAAAGTGGCGGTTTCTCTGCCATGACACAAGACCAAGGCACAAAGCTCGAAGGAATGTTCACCAGTGGCTTGCAACATTGGTCAAGCATGGATGACCAACTTGAAAACGTGGTCGAGAAGATGAATGTGGCTGAAAGCCATCTGGCACGCATTGCAGAAAACACTGGTATGAGTGTCACGCATCTGAACGACATCAAGGAGGAAATAAGAAAGATTATTCGTGATGGACTTAAAATGAAATAATATGGATGAAATACTTAGTGGCCAGGTACTGGTCAATGGCACTGACATCTGGAAAGAATATGGTGTTTTTCTGACGGAAGACAAAAAGGGCGACATGGCCAATCTGACCGCCATACTTACACCAAGCAAGACAAAGGATGAAACGGCAGTGAATATCAGAGAGGAGGATGGTGAAAAATACTCTGACGTGTTGACACCAAAGAATGAGGCTCGTGACGTGGAACTGTATTTTGCCATGTATAACAAGACAAAGGAAGGATGGTTGAAGTCGTATGCCGATTTCATCAAGTTTCTGAAGCAAGGCAAAAACGGTTGGCTCGACTTCACTTTTCCTGACCTTGACTTGACATTGCACATGAGATTCTTGGATTGCGGAAAGTTCAAACCTCTGACCTACATCTGGAAGGATGGTGTGCAGGCAAGCAAGTTCAAAGTGAAATTCCGTGAACCAGTACCCATCATTTGAATGACATTATAACAGTATTGAAACATGGTTCAAACAATATACGACAAAACAGGCTATGCAAAGGCTGAGATTGCCCCTGATGACAGCTCAACCCAGGTGAAGGAGGTGCAGGGTGACAACATCCTCACCCTTTCATTCACCCATTATGCCAACATTGCCCTTGACGTGAATGATTACACGGACTTTGAGGGCGAACGTTATTGGCTGATGGAAAAGTATGCCCCAAAGCAGAACAATGAAACGGAATGGGTGTATGACTTGAAGCTGTATGGCATTGAGAGCATCATCAAACGTTTCTTGGTGCTTGAAACCACTGATGGCAATGCAGAACCAGTGTTCACTCTTACGGCTCCACCACGTGATCATGTGAAGATGATAGTGAAGTGCATCAATGACGGCTTGGATCATATTACAGACTGGAAGATTGGCCAAGTAGATGGCACTGATAACATTGTTATTGACTATGAGGGAAAGTATTGTGATGAAGCCTTGAAGGAAATCGCTGAAAAGGTAGGTGGAAAGGCAGAATGGTGGATTGAGGGGCAAACAGTAAACATTTGCCGTTGTGAACATGGTGAGGAACTTGCCATTGGCTATGGCAATGGATTGACTGAGCTGGAACGAGACACCAGCAACACAGCCAAGTTTTACACACGCCTTTTCCCGATAGGCAGCACACGAAACATCGCCCCGGAGAAATATGGCCATAATCGTTTGATGTTGCCTGGTGGCTTAAAATACATCGAACTTCATACTGATGAATACGGCATATATGACCATTATGAGCAAGATGCCTTTTCTGACATATACCCACGCCGTTTGGGTGTGGTCAGCAGCGTGCGCTCAGAGACAAAGACAGATGATGACGGCAATCCTTTCATCATCTACTACTTCAAGGATGACACGCTCAATTTTGACCCAAATGAATACGAGCTTGCCAATGAGGTAAAGCGTGTTTCCTTCCAAGATGGTGAACTCGCTGGTCTTGGAACGGATGATGACCATTACTTTGAGGTGAATTTCGACAGCAAGACACGTGAGTTTGAAATTATCACGATATGGCCATACGATGATGACACGCAACTGCCTGGTGGCAATCTTGTCCCCAAAGAGGGCAACCATTACATTCTTTGGAACATCAGAATGCCAGATGAGTATTACACGCTTGCAGAAGAAGAGTTCCGCACGGCTGTTGACCAATATAATGCGGAGCACTGGCAAGACATCAGCATCTACAAAGGCAAGACCGACCATGTTTGGGTGGAACAGATAAATGCAGACTTGTTTGTTGGCCGCAGGGTAAGGCTTGAAAGTGAGAAGTTTTTCCCAGATACTGGATATAGAAGCAGCCGAATAACCAAGGTTACAAGAAAGGTTGTTTTGCCGTCACAAGTGGACTTGGAAATCAGTGATGCACTCCAAAGTGGTACATTGGATCGGATGAATGACAGCTTGGCCAACATCAAGAACTATACACGTGAGCGCACATCTGGAAGTTTGCCAGACATCATCCGTACATGGGACAACACTTTGCCAACTGACACAAATCTGTTCTCAGCTCGAAGAAGCCAAAGGGAATTTTTGAGCAAGAAGAAAATTGATCGAGCAAAAAAGAAAATCATCTTTGATGAGGGCATTGACCTCGGTGACTTTGTGGAGGGCGTTGCAGGTGGTCACTTGGATGGCAAAGGCAATGGTGAGCTGTTGACAATGGTAGTGCGCCAACTTTTGAGAAGTGCTAAGTTTGTTGATGGCTTCAATGGTGAGGGATGGCAGCTTTGGATTGATGAGAGTGGTCTTTCCAATCTTACTGTTGACAAACTGACCGTGCGCCAGATAATGACGATCTTTGAACTCTTGATAAATAAGGTTAGAAGTGTCGGCGGTCAGATTTGCGTAAGTGCGGCCAATGGCAAGATAAAGAGCGTTGAAGAGCAAGATGGTTATTTCCTTATTCACTTCGAGCAAGAGAACACCTTTGTAGCACATGACTTGATGCGATGCCAGACCTTCACAGGTGCAAACCTGAAAAGCTACTGGGTGGAGGTGGCAGGTATGAGCGATGGCGGCATTCTCGTAGCCAAGGAAGAGTTTGACAATACGGAACCAGCAGAAGGCGATGAATGTGTATTGATGGGCAACACCACAAATGGCAATCGCCAAAATCTCATACTCATATCAGCCACAGAAGACGGACAGCCCAGAATTGATGTCATGGATGGTGTGAACGGCAAGAGCTTCACCAATGCCTTGCGTGCAAGACTTGGCAATCTTGACGGAATCAAGGATGATTGGTTTCCTTCCAACAACCAACCCCATGGAAACGGTCTATATTCCGATAATGCCTACTTGCGTGGCACGTTCCTCTTGGTGACTGGTGAAGACATCAAGACCAAGTTTGAGATAACGGAAGGAAAGATTGAATCCGCTGTTGAAGGACTGAGACAGGACTTTGCAAGTGATCGAGGCTACTTGAACAATCCATCATTTTCTGATGGCATGGACAAATGGGCAACAGAGAATGAAACTGTTTTCTTCCTCGCTGGCAATCGTTGGATATGGACTAACGGAAAGGCTTTGTCGAAACGTGGCAACAGCGCAAGTGTCTGCAAGGACATGGGCAGAACTGTTGTACGCATCAGAAACAAGTACATCAGCCAAAAGAACACCAACTTGCAGAGCATTCCACCAATGACCACAAGAGAAGACGGAACCAAAGAGGCCATTCCTGTTTTCCTCACGTTCTTCTACCGATGTGCCAAGGCTGGCACACTGACCGTGGAGTTTGAGAATGTTGATAAAACTGGCTTTGAAAATTTCAACTCTATGCACGTTGAAGAGAAAATTGCTGAAACTGATGGCTATAAGCAATATTCTTGCAATGGCCTTTGGAATGGTACAGGCGACTTCAAGCTGAGTTTCACAGGTGACATCTATCTGTATATGCTCATACTCTCAACTGACCGTGTGGAATCCTTGGCTTACAAGTATAAGACACTTTTCGAGCAAAGTGAGAAACTTGTGAGGATTGCAGCACAGAACTTCGACCAAGACGGCAATGTATTGGAAGAAAGTGACATCATAACCAGCTCCAAGTATAACGAACTTATAAGCCAACGGTTCAATGAGGATGGCAGTTTGAGAAATCAAGCAGGACTGGTGACAACAAGCGATTTTCAAGGATGGCTTGGAAGTGAATATGCCTCGGACATCAAAAGTCTGAATGAGGCATTTGGTAATTATGTCAGCATAGAATCTTTTGCAGGATTGTTTGCTACAGCGGTGGAAGAGAATACGGACATCGTGAAGAAAGCCGACATTTCCGCATTTGTCACCAAGGATGAGAACGGAAATCTGGAAAGTGGCGTGCATATTAGTGCCGACAACATCAAGCTTGAAGGAATTGTGACAGCCAATGAAAATTTCAAGATTCTCGAAGATGGAAGCATCGTGGCAAAAAGCGGAACTTTCGAGGGACTTGTGAATGCCACTTCTGGATGTATTGGTGGCTTTACCATTGAAGGAAACGGTTTGACCAATGACAAGAATTTTGATGGTGATGCCTATATCATATTGCGCAATGACAGCCAAGGAGCTTTCGCAGGAATTGGAGGAAACCTTCTGCCAGCTTCAAGCGGTTTAAGAGCTGTGGCACGTTTTCAAAACGAGAACAAAAACCGTTGGTTTGAATATGATAACCTTGGGCAAAATTATGCAATGGTGCTTTCTGCAAAAAACGCAGACCGAAACATTGCCCTTTCAATTATGGGAGGCTGTATAGAAGGATTTGCTTTGAAAACGAACATTGTATCAACTACCGATTACAAATTAGACAGAAACGAAGGAGTGGTGGCTATTTACAATGAAACCCTTTACGATATGACCTTTATCCTTCCTGATATGGAATGGTACGATGAAGGCCATCAAGTAACATTAGCGGTGGCAGCTATGAGTGCAGGTTACTACTCGTTTGCGATCAAACCAGGCTACTGCTACGACAAGTCGGGTAAAAAGCACGAGACTTTCATACATTGGAAGACAAAGAACTATACGCTTGACAGCTTCACCAATGGAGATAAGTTGTACGGCTATGATACAATAACGCTCATGTACGTACCAAGATGGCAGATTGTCAATAACAACGCAGTCTTGCAAAAAGGTATGTGGATAGTAACTGGAGGAAATGCACAATAAAGACAAAAATATGAAAATCAATTTCGAAAAATTCAAAGTTTACACCAGTATCAGCCACAAGACGGCACAAACAACCGATGTAAGGGAACGTTTTGCGGATATGATATACACAGGTATAAATGGCATTCGCGCCCAAGTCCTTGCCATGAAGATATTCAAGAGCAATGGCAGCGTGGAATATGAGCCAGAAGAGATAAAACTGATAAAAGGCATAGCGGAACAGTTCTGTGTTCCAGGCTTTATTGATGGTCTGAACGAGCAACTTAATTGTCAAATTGATAAAAGCGAATAACTATGGCATTGACAAACGAAGAAAAGCAAGAGTTAATCAACTTGATGAAAGCAGAATCGCAAGGTGTCGATGAGCTTGAGCAAGTGGATTCCCTTGATGGTATTATGAGCCTTCCTGCCTTACGAGGTGAGGAAGTTGTGAGTGCGCCTGTTAAATTATTGACGAAACCAGCAGAGGATGCGGTGGCGAATGCCAATTTAGCAGCTCAACGAGCAACGGAAGCAGCACAAACCGTGTATTCTGTCACACAGGTCGCAAATTCTGCTGCAAGTGTAGCCAATGCAGCCGCGTCAGCAGCTTCTGATGCAGCGGAAGAAGCTAATAGTGCTGTGGCTGCTGCATCTGAGGTTGTGGCTAAATACGAGAATGTAGCCAAGGCTGCTTTCAATGGTGCAACGGCACGTTTTTCCTATATGGTGGAATCTGCCACAATACAACTTCAATCATCCATTGCCAAGGGCGGTGTAATCGTCTATGTGCAGAGCCAAAAGCAATTTGCCTATTATGTGGGTGGCAAGTATTACGGCAACTGGGCTGTTGAAGGTGTTCCCAATGCGGAATTGTACCGTGGTGAGGATGTTTCAAGCATACAGAAAAACAAGGTTTATCTTTGTGGTGATGTTCTCTATGTTTGGAGCGATGAAGAAAATGACCTTGTTGAAATCAGTGGCAGCGGTGGCGGTAACACGTACAATGTGACTGAGCAAGTTCCGCTTGAAAACGGTTACTATACGCTTGCCACTGCCATCAAAGCAGTGGAGGAAAAGCAGCGTGCCAAGGGACGTTGCATAACTTATGAGGTATCACAAGGCAAGTGGGAGACCAAGCAATTCATTGGCACGAATCTTTCAAGCTGGGAATCAATTTCAAGTTGGGAAGATTTCGGCGGTGCAGGGACTGTCAAGAGTATAACGGTAAATGGCACGAAGCAAACACCTGATTCCACTGGCAACGTGAATGTGACCATCAAGGAAACTGAGGTTGATGAAAGTCTTGACGCAAACAGCACGAACCCTGTGCAGAACTCAGCAGTGACGGCGAAGCTCAATGAGGTGGAGGCAAACACCATCTTTGGTGGCAATGCTGAACTTAGTGAGGATGAAAGCACGGTACATCTTACCTTAACCAACAAGAGTGGTGCGGAAGTCGTGGGCTTGGACATACCAGCAGGAAAAGGTGGCGGTGGTGGTGAAACTTCCACCACAAAGATTGTATTGGGCGCATCCGTCAACAACAGTGTCATCAAGGAAGGTGGCAGTGCGCAACTCACATACTCTTACGACCACCAATATAGCAGCGGTGATGAGAAAGGTACGTCAACAGGCCAGAAAGCAACTATTGAGATTGAAATGAAACGTGGTTCAATCACCATGTACCATGACACCATCGAGGATGTGAGCAAGGGAAGTTATACGCTTGACCTCTCCAAATACTTGCAGGTTGGTACAACCGACATATATGTAAAAGCATCCACTACTGATCCGACAACTGGCAAGAAGCAGATGAAACAGAGCTATGTGAGCGTAAAGGTCGTGACGTTATCCCTGACAAGCAGTTTCAACCTTGCAGAAGCCATTGCAAAGGGTGGCTATGGGACAAACGAGACCATCAGTATTCCATACGCAATAAGTGGCTCGGGAACCAAGGTGGTGACGCTTTATGTGGATGGCAAGCAGCAGAATGTCCATACCATAACACGAAGCGGAACGACCAACAGCAGTTTCTCATTGTCAATGACTGCATTCAGTGTTGGAAGGCACACCATCCAGATGGTTGCGGAAATGGAGGCAAGTGCTGACTTGACATTGAAGAGTGATAGCATCTACATGGATATCCTGAAAACTGGCAGCACTTCACCATTTATCGGAACCATGATGACACACTCGGATGGTCGCATCTTTACAACCAACCACTTGACACCGACATTGGAAGTTGGCCAATATGAGCAAGTGAAGTTTGAGTTTGTCGCATACGACCCAACCACAACACCAGCGGATTTGGCAGTATATCGCAATGACATCAAAACTCAGAACGTAAGCGTTCCAAGAACCACGCAAGTATATACAAACCGTTTCCTCGAAAAGGGAACTAATCAGATGAAATTCAAGTGTGGTGTCACTGAATACAATTTCTATATAGACGTGAATGAAAGTGGCATTGACCTGAATGAGACAACATCAGGCTTGCAGTTGAAACTTACAGCATCTGGCAGAAGTAACAGCGAAAGTACGCCGTCCGAATGGACTTATAACGGCATTAGAACCACATTCAATGGCTTCGACTGGAAGAGTAACGGATGGACTGGTGACGCTTTGAAATTAACCAATGGGGCAAACATTGAAATTGGTTACACACCATTCAAGAGTGATGCCACTACCACTGGAGCCACTTATGAAATGGAACTGATGTGTTCCAACGTGACGGACAGAAACGGTGTTGTCATTGATTGTATGAATGGCAATGTCGGTTTCAAGCTGACCACACAAGAGGCTATAATGAGAACAGGGGCAGGCACAGAGGTCAATACACTTTTTGCAAGTGGCTTGAACTTGAAAATTGCCTTTGTTGTGCAAGAGAAGTCAGGCAACCGTTTGTTGGAACTCTATGTGAACGGTATTCTTTGCGGTGCGAAGCAGTATGCTAACACTGACAGCCTTTTGCAATCGACACCTGTCAATATCAAGGTGGGAAGCGATAGCGCAGATGTAGAACTGAGAAACATCCGTGTCTATAACCGTGCGCTTGGCGATGATGAAGAACTTGCCAACTACATGGTGGATCGTCCTACCACTGACGAAATGGTTGTGCTGTTCGAGAACAACCAGGTGATGAACGATGAAGGTACGGACGTTGATATGGATAAGCTCAGAGCCAAGGGCAAGAGTGTGATGCGCATCGTGGGCGATGTGAATCTTGTAAATCAGACCAACAACAAGAAGTTTGAAGTGCCTGTTGACATCTATTTCTATTCAGCCTATGGCAAGGAATATGATTTCATCATCTACCAGTGTGGATTGCGCATACAAGGAACATCATCAACCACATATCCAAGAAAGAACTACCGCTTGTATTTCAGCCGTTCAAGCAAGTATGGAACCAAGCTGTATGTGAATGGTGTGGAAGTTCCAGATTGCACCTATTCATTCAAGCCAGGCGCACGTCCGATAAACATTTTCTGCTTGAAGGCTGATTTCTCTGATTCTTCTTCCACTCATAACACTGGAGCCGTGAAGATAGTCAATGACATCTGGAAGCGTTGCGGATGGCTCACACCGCCACAAAAGGCATATACAGGCAACTATGATGTCCGCATTGGTGTGGATGGTTTCCCTATTGATTTGTTTTATGACAATGACAATACTGGTGAAAACATCTATCTTGGCAAGTACAATTTCAACAATGAGAAAAGTGGCAGTGCAGCCATCTATGGCTTTGAGGGCATTGAGGGCTTCAATGATGCAGCAGCTTTGAACGGACAGCGAAACAAATGTATCTGCTTGGAGTTCTTGAACAACTCTGAGACACTTTGCTTGTTTGGTACGGCTGACATGACTTCATTTGCCGATGCCCTGGAGTTCCGTTTCAAGGCTGATGACACTTGGGAAACCGCCAATGAGGAAGACAAGTCAGCGGTCAAGCGTCTTTGGTCGTGGATTCTCTCATGCAAGGGAAATCCAAGCAAGTTCTATGCAGAGTACAATGATTATTTTGACAATGACAGCCCATTTGCATGGTATGTGATAACGGACTATTTCATGGCGGTGGATAACCGTGCCAAGAACATGATGCTTGTCACATGGGACGGTCTTCACTGGCAGTTCATTCCATACGACATGGACACCATCTTTGGTGAACGCAATGATTCCGTCTTGAAGTACGACTATACTATTACATGGGAGACCTTGGATGAAAGCATCGGCTCCTATGCCTTCGCTGGACATGACAGCGTTCTTTGGGAACTTGTCAGAGGATGCCCAGACAAGTTGAGGGAGGTGGCTGACAAGATTCGCTCAAACATGAGCCTCGAATATGTGCTTAATATGTTCAATGTGGAACAGATGGGCAACTGGTGTGAGCGCATTTACAATAAGGATGGCATATACAAGTATATCACTCCTTTGACGGAAGGTGTAACATCAGCGGATGGAACGAGCTATTACAATTACCTCTATGCCTTGCAGGGTAGCCGTTACGCACACCGTACATTCACCATCCAAAACCGCTTTGCGCTGTTGGATAGCCAATATGTGTGTGGTACATATCGAAAGGACAGCTTTGCAGCTTACTTTGGCTATAAGTTTGGCAGCGACAACCGAAAGATAAAGATAACGTCAAGTGAACGTTATTATTTCGGTTATGGCTATACAAGTGGCACACCGCATCAGAGTGCGGTCCTGGCAGAAGACGCTGGCAGCACAGTGCAACTTACACTTGACACCGACTTGATTGTGAATGATCCACAATATGTGTATGGTGCAAGTCGCATCATGGGGCTTGACCTCACGGACGTAAGCCATGCCATATTGCAGACGTTGAACCTTAACAACTGTTCGGCACTTCGCACGCTTGACGTAAGTTGTGCAGCGACACAGACAACGCTCAACGCATTACTTGTGAATGGATGCAAGAACCTTCGCACGCTTAATATGACAGGTTTGAAGTCCACCAGCTTCACTGGCATTGATTTGAGTGCAAACACCAAATTGGAAACATTCCGTGCAGGGAAGAGTGCTTTGACAGGCGTGAGCTTCGCACAAGGCTCACCATTGAAGACGGTTGTGTTGCCTTCAACATTACAGACCTTGGAACTTCGCTATCAGAGCAAACTCACAAACATTGGTCTCACACTTGAAGGAACCTCAAATGTCACACGTCTGGTTGTAGATAATTGCCCATTGATAAATTGGCAGACACTTTACGGCAGATGCAGCAAAGTGAAGTATATACGAATTACAGGCATAGACATGGAAGGTGACGGAACCATGCTGAAAAATATGCTTTCGATGGGTGGTGTTGATGAAAACGGTGGCAATGTAGATTCATGCCGTCTGGTTGGCACTTATCGCCTCACTTCATACATAGCTGATGAAGAATACAAGAAGTGGCAGGAACATTTCCCAGAGCTGAACATCATTCAACCAGAATACACGATGATTGAGTTTGATGACACTGTTGCGGATGATGCCAATGTGTCCAACCTTGACAATAAGACTGGCTATAAGTATGGCAATGACTATGTGCCAAGCGGTCATATCACGGCACTTTTGAAGAAGCGTCACCGTGTGCTTGCCAAGGTTACGAAAAAGCCAACGACACGAAACATCAAGATTGCAGGTGTTGACACCATTGCAAACAACCTTGATGGCGTTGTCACCATATATCCATTGCATGATGAGAACTCCAACTATTATGCGGATGCAGCAGAGGTGGCTAATTGCACCGCTGCAAAGTTGGATGGCTCAGAGGGCGACATTATGATGTTCGAGCCTCACAGATGGATCAAGGGAATCAATGACTACCTGAATGGCAAGCATTATAGCTGTTACAGCAGCAATGTTGCCATGCCATCCGTACCGAAAGCAAAAGTCATCTTGCTGAGTGAAATACAGAGTGGTGGCAATTATCGCAAAGGATATAAGGTAATGAGTGGCAAGAACACCTTGCAAAACTCATATACAGCAGATAGCAGCTATGCCGTTTGTCGTGTGTCTGTATCAGGCTATAAGCGTGTTCGTTTTCCTTCAGTGCCAGGCAGCAATCTTGTTGGAAGCATTTTCACGGATGATTCGGGAAAGGTAGTCAAAACCATCGTTGTGCCAACACTCAGCAACAAGTTTGAGGCTGGTATGTACTTGATTTCAGACATCCCTTCTGGTGCGACATACCTCAACTTTACCGTATTGCAGACCGCTGAGTTTGATAAGGTGGTATTGAGCAACAGCGACAAGATTGAGGATATGGAACCTGATTGGGTCAATGAGGATGACTGTTTGTGTGCAACTGTAGGAAGTTCTGTTGTAGGCGATAAATTGAGGGCGGTGGTTACTGGTGGCAGCACCACGTCAAACTTGACATGGAGCGACTTCCACTATTATAGTGTTCAACGTGGTATGCAGCAGATTGACGCAAGTATGCACAGTGCCATTGCCAACTTGTTCTTTGCCAAGTATGGCCGTAGGGATGCCCAAGACCAATGTGGAGCTGGTCAGCACACCAACATGAGAACTACAGGCGGAACAATGGCATACGGCATGACTGACACCATTGGCTATAAGGCTGCAAAGGCAATCAACGCAAATGTGACAAATTCGCTCATTGACAACTTGGTGTACCAATACGCATGGTACAAGGTTAATGGTGAATATGGAGCCGTTGATGTCAAGCAAGTAAACAACACTTGTTGCTTGGGTTATGAAGACATATTCGGCAACAAGTACGATATGATGGACAATGTGGATTTGCCTAATGACAGTGGTAATGTTGGCAAGTGGCGCATTTGGATGCCAGACGGAAGCACACGAATGGTAAAAGGTACGACTAACAGCGGAAACTGGGTAACAGCCGTTTATCATGGAAAATACATGGATGTCGTGCCAGTTGGCAACGTCAGTGGTTCATCCAGTACGTATTATAGTGATATATATTGGATAAGCACATCAGCTGGCCGTGTGGTTTATCGTGGGTACGGCAATGCGAATGCGTATGGCGGTGTCGTGAGTGCGTATGCGGGTTACGATGCAGCGGGTGCGGGTGCGAATGTCGGCTCACGCCTGGCCTTCCACGGAAAAATCGTCTGGGCGCAAAGCGTCAGTGCGTTCAAAGCGATAATCGAGGTAGCGTAAACGCAAAGCGTCAAAGCGTGGAGCGAAGCGACAATACGAAAGAAGGCAGTTAGGATGATGTTCTAACTGCCTTCAAATGTATTTCGTTCCGGCGAAGCCGGTCGATTTTTTTGAATTTTTGAGGTGTGGGGTATAACCTTGAAAAGTTGCGTTTCGTTTTTGAAATTTTAGCGTTTCGTTCCAAAATGCGAAAACATTTCGTTTTGCGGATTATACAAAATGAACCAAAATGAACCAATTTTTCTGAATCTTTACATAAGAGACACAGAAAAACCGAAAACATTCGTTCTATCAACGACTTATCAGATTACAATCAAAATGATTGCTGAAAAATTGTTGATTTTCGTAGAAGAACATTAAATTTTTAACATACATAATTTGCTAGTTTCCAACTTTTTTCGTATTTTTGCAACGAGATTCTGTGTCTCTTATGTAGAGATTCAGAAGAAATGGAGTGATTTAGGGAAGGGTTTTAAGACAAAGGAATCGGATAGCTAATCATTCCAAGGGTTGCAGACTATCATGCTCTTGGGTCAGGAGTACGTCTGTGATTAGAGGTTTCCGGTATCGGGAATAGACTAACCAACCCTTTCTTGCCAAGTGTTTTGAAACATGATTTCACGACACGGGGGAATGAGAATTGTATCCTGATCGAAATGGAAAAAAATAAACAATGTTACAACCAGACAACGAGAAGAGTTGGTACGCATTCAAGATATTTTTTGGAAAAGGAAAGCCTATAAAAGCTTATTTCGTTACCAATGAGATAGAACACATTTATGATGTGAAACAAGAATATTGGGACAAGAATAAGAAAAAGAGACTGGTGAAGGAAGTTCCCATTATGCCATCTCTCATTCTCTTTCGTTCTACGAGAATAGAAGCCGAAGAGATTGAACGCAAATTTCTCAATAAAGTGATGCTCTATCGTGGAAAGAATTCTGAGAACCTGAAAGAACCTTCGAAAATTTCAGAACGTGAAGTGAAAATCTTCAATATAGTCGCAACTTCTGGTGTTGAAGGACTGGATTTTTACGATGAGTATAATCCGAAGTTTACCAAAGGCGACAAGTTCCGAGTCATAGAAGGTCCTTTGAAAGGAGCGGAAGGCTATGTCGTCCGCATCAAAAAAGATCATAAACTTTATGTGAGTATCAAGGGATTGTGTGCTGTTACGACAGGATATATTCCCAAGGCTTTCTTACAGAAAATAGAATAGAGAATATGGTCTCTTGACTATTCCATGCGATTATAGCCAACCGCTATGACGCTTGCCTTGATAATGTAAAGGATAAGGTTTATACACGATACATTTTCCGCAGGGACTAAAGGTCTTCTATCCACCCGAATACGGCATGGGTATCAAGGCAAGGACATTCCTTAGGTGTAGTGCCTAGCAAGTCACGATGCCCCACAATCTTCGCTTTTGGAAACAACTTATGCAGCTTATACAGCAATTCGATAATACGTTCAGTCTGCTTAGGTGTACGAGTGTCGCAAGGCTTGCCTTCCTCATCCAGACCTCCCTCATAGCAGATGCCGATAGAGCATCTATTATAAGGTCGGGCATGCGCACCCACCTCCAGCAGCTTGCGGTGTTGCGTCATCGTACCATCTTTTCGGATGTAGAAGTGATAGCCGATGTCATAAAACCCACGTGCCTTATGGTCACGTCTCAGCTGTTCCACACTATAGTCCTGATTGCGTCGGGTAGCCGAGCAATGCAGCACCAGAAATCTCACAGAGTCGGCAGACATCATGTATTTGCCGGCTTCAACTCCGGCGAGGAGTGTACGCTCAGAGCGTACCTTCTCCTCCCCGATGTTCATAGGAAATGTATCTTTAATCATAATAGGCTCTTTAAACTATAAACTGTTAACTATTAACTGACATAGTTTGCGCAGGAGCTTACTCCCAGTGCCGTAAGTGCAGCAATCAGAGCTTGCACGACGGCATTCACAATTTGCACCCAAGAAATTTTCTTGGAACTATTGGAATCATTCATCATCATGGATCAATTTAAAGGGTTGAACATTACTGCTTAGAAATCAACGTTGTCGCCGTTCTCAGAACCTGTACCGCCAGTATTCTCGCTGCCACCAGTGTTTTCGCTGCCGCCAGTGTTCTCTCCACCAGCGTTCTCACCGCCATTCGTAGAGTCGCCTGTAGTAGGCTTCTTCTCCCCATCGGTAGTACCGCCAGTAGGCTTGTCCTTCTTCTCATCACCGTACTTGACGAGTTCGATGGAATCAGGAATCAGGTTGTAAACACGGCTACCGTTCTTCAAGAGGTAGTACGATGGTCGGAAGGCAGGAAGGATACTCTTCACGAGCTTGGCAGTCGCATCCTTCTCCTTCTCCACAGCCTTGCCGGTGAGGAAACGGAGATAGAGCTTACCGAAGCCGAATAACTCGATGTCGTACCCCTTCTTCAGGTTCTCCTTCACGTAGTAGGTATAGCGGTCGAGTACCGCCATCACATCTGCTGGAGTAGCTGTTGACTCCATTGCGATTTGGTTCGCAATATCCTTGGTAGTCAATGTACCATAACTGTAAGGGCGAACGCTATACACGGTTTTACCCTCTTTAGGACCCATGTTCATGGTCTTCTTTGAAACTTTGTAACTCTTACTCATAATTGAAAACATTTAAAAGATTAATACTCAAGTTATGTCATCGTCAGTTCAAAGAGATTAGCAATCCCGTTTGTTCTGATTGACGCTGCGAAGGTACGACTTTTCAAAAGCGTGCTGTTCGACATTGTCATATATCGATAGACAGCTGATCACATATGAACTTAACTACTTTCGGACTTAACAACTGATCTTTCGGTTTCACACCAATTTCATTCAGTTGCTGTCGGTACGGTATCAGCCATCTCCTCAGTGTTCCAGTCGATACACCAGCATAAGCAGCCAGTTCGCTTTTATACATTGCTTTCATATTCTGATAGTTTTATACATTATTATATATATATGAATTAAAAATCAATTCTGATTTCGCTTACAAAAGTAGATAATCTTGGAATTCCTGTGCTGTACTCTATAGAGTGCAGCATAGTTTACACTTTTTAGGATATTATTAAGGCTTGTTGGCAACAGGGTGGGTCTATACAATAAAATAGTGACCAATCTGCGTTTGCCTAATGAGCCGAATATCCGTAAAAGTTAAGGCGGATAGTTGGTTAACCACGGCTGCAAAAGAGATTCGCCGAATTCAGACAAGATGGGGTATTCCTTCTCAGAGAAAGTTCGCAGTTTTACTCGGCGTCAATGGAAGAACATTGGCAAAGCTTTATGCTGATCCACCAGACGACAGTTTGGGTTATGGTTCTGTTCAACAGATGTTTTCCAACTTAATGATTTCAGTATGGACTGAGTTTAATACGACCGAAGATGTAAATCAAGAGCTCATATTGCTGAATCAGGCTTCGGTCAATGTAATGAGAGCTGCATTCCCACCGCGACAAGAACTCGTCAAAAAGGCTCTTCAAGAGATGGAGCATCAACAGGGAAACGGTTTGCCAATCAAGTAATTTGCCATAAAATGCTTTACGTTTCGTAATGTGTGGTAGTATATAAGGCAAATCAAGTCATTGCTTGGTTTATGAAACGAATATAGAATATGATTCCTCTTGAGCGGATGGAATTTCCATTTCCGCTCGAGAGGTTTTGAAACTCAAAAGGATTATTTCTTACAAATTCCTGATGAAAACTCTTTAAAATTCCAGTATTTCTGATTCGAAAATATTTCGGTAAGAATATTGAAAACATGAAAAAGAAGTATAATTATCAGTAAATCAGCATGTTGTTCAGATTTTTGGATTTCTTCAAAAAATCAGAATTCTGCAGTTGTACAACAAAGACCCTTATAGTTGTACAACCATAGCTCCAGAGTTGTACGACCATAGCCTATATAGTTGTACAACTGCAGACATACGGTTGTACAACTACAGGTCATTCGTTCTGCAAAGAGCATGGAATACGATATAAGCTCGATAGAATTAGGTCCTCGCAGCCATCTAGATTGGAAATGTGGAAATCGTGATAATTCAGAAACAATATTTAACACCATCATATTTCTGAATAAAATAGGAGGTTTATATGGATACATTGAATAAAGAATTTTGGGAAAAGCGTGATGCTGCGATGAAAAGATTCATGGCATCAAAGGAAAGAAAAAGAAAGCGTATGGAAGAGTTAGAGCAGATGCTCCGTCAGGATTATCTAGCTCGCACTGGAGAAGAACCAAAGTTTGTAAATGTTTGGTGATCCTAATCAGCATGCCATTCCCATGCGGTCCCATTCCGCACAACCATGGCGAAGACCTCTGATGGTCCGCCAACCCTATAGCGTAGAGGTTCCGAGCACCGGAGGGCGGTTACATTCCCGCTTCCTGAGGAAGAGGGGCTTGGGGAGAAAGTGGAGTTCTCTTTTGCTAAAGAGGGACGGGGTGATTCGAAAAAATCCTCATTCGAGCGACGACAAGTGCAGAGCGATACTGCAATGGGGAACAAAAATAGCTTTTTTCAAAAAACTGATAGGTGTAACTACTTGTAATATAGTGGGGACGCTGTATTGGTGATATACATTGATATTCAAATCTTTTATAAAGATGAATATGTATGGAGGATATTAATGAATACTTCAATCCAGTTCATTTCACTAAGTTTTATAACGAGAAGTTAAAACGCAAAAAAGGGGGTGGGCTTGATGGCTTAACACCTGCTACCTTTTGGAACCATTACGAAAAGAAACTGGATGATATAGCTAGTAGATGTTTGTCTGGAACGTATAAGTTTTCACCTTATAAGGAACAACTTATATTAAAAGGAAGAGATAAGTTCCCTAGAATACTGTCAGTACCATCAATGCGTGACAGAATGATCCTGGGGGTGCTTAATCAATATCTCCAAAAAGCATTTCCTGAAGCGGTGAATAATCAAGTGCCTAATCAATACATTAAGGACATTGGTGATTTCATGGCACTACATTCTTCTGAGAAGGTTTACTTCTTTAAGACGGATATCAAAGGGTTCTATGATTCTATAGACTTGGATACTCTTTATAGAAAATTGGAACCATCTGTTGATGCCAGTGTTTTGCAATTGATAAAGACAGCCATAAATACAGTAACAGTATCCAAGGGTGGTGCTAGATTATCTTCAAATCAGCAGCCTAGATTGATGGGAATACCTCAGGGCTTATCCATTTCTAACATACTTGCAGGTATATCTATGTTGAATTTTGATGAGAGTATTGAGAACCATTGTGATACCAATACCTTATATAAAAGGTATGTAGATGATATTTTGATATTGAGCACAACCCCGATAGATGCTCGTTTTGTAGATGAGTTTAAGTGTGAATTGATCATAAAGGGAGTCAGCCTACGCCTTTCTCCCGATAAGACACATTATGGTATTGTGGGCGATAAGAGTTTTGAATACATAGGGTATAGTTTTAAATCAACTCTCTGTATTTCTATTCGACAGAAAAATACTCAGACTTTTCTTAATCGAATCTCTCGATTGATTTCCCGTTATCGTAGTCAGAAAGAGAATCCGTTTACGCGTCCAAGATTTATAATTGAAGACCAAGCATTTGATGAATACTATATAGCTCTTATCAACTTAAAGTTATCAGGCTTCAAGATATTGAATCATCTTTATGGATGGTTACCATACTTTCAGGCAATGACAGATATACAACTACTTTATCAGTTGGATACTGTGGTACATAAGAAATTTCTAAAAGGTTTAGAGATTGAGAATAAAATCAAGCATTTGCCAAAGGTCTATTGGGATATCAAGAAGCATGCTGGCAAGAATATGTTGAAAGATTTTGATGCGTTAAAAGAGATTGGTGATATGAAAGCTTATCTCATATCAAAGGGTCTTATAGATAGCGACATTGAATATAGTGACGATGAAATACAGACTCGTTATTGGATACATCTGGAACATTTGAAGAAAGATGCCCATATGACCATTGGAACAACTTCATAGAAGGGAGTCTTTGAGACTCAGTCTTAGGGGTGATGTTATACATCACCTTTTTGTAAAGCATTTAAATATCTTATGCCACATACGTGGTTTGTTTGTGTTTTGATTGGGACTCCCTTCTTTTTAAAAGAAAATACTATATGGAAAATTTAGAAAGCTTAGGTAATACGATTTATAAAACGATGAGTGCTCGTTTTACAGCATCTCGTCGTATGAAGCGTAGCCGAGATGCCTCTAAGGTGTGTGAAGCAATGTTTTCTGCTTCCATCATAGCGATAAGTTTGATTGCACTGCAGAAGCCGGAAATAAAAGTCGCTAATATGATTAGTGCCTTTACGATAATACTTTCCACCTTCTTGCTTGTGTTGTCGCTTCTGTTCAGTAGCTTGAACTATGATAAAAGGATGGAGAATTATCATGCTTGTGGTAATGAGTTGAATCGTTTGTATCGTTTGATAAAACACGATGTCAGTGTTCTTTCCAAAGAGGAACTGGAGAAGAAGGAAATTGATTATATCAATAAATATGAAGAAATATTGAGTAAGTACAATCTCAATCAAACATCCTTTGACTATCAATATGCTATGCTCGGCAGTACAGAAATACATCCATTGAAATGGTTGTGGTTCCAATGTAGATATTATATCTTTGATGTCTATTTGTTGTATTGGATTATAGCAATAGCACCAACAGCTGGTGTTGTTTGGTATTTTCTAAGATATTTAGTGTAGTATCAATATAGTACAGATACGTAATTTTCAACACATCTATAATGTAGAGAAAATGAGAATGAAAGAATATTTATTAAGAATAGTGCCTACAGTCAAAGATTTGCTCCAAAGTCAAGGCTGTAAAGAAGAAAGTGAGATTCTGCATCTTAACAATATTAATTACGAGAAATCTTATGATAGTTTTGGTAATGATTACGATATAGTTGTTATTGAAGTACAGACAGATAAATATATAGCTCTAAAGAAATTTAAGCCAATAGATAAGGTAGAAAAGCTTATTCTTTCTGCGTTTCAGGAGGCAACTAAGGGTGGAAATACACCTGCTGAAGTAACGATACGACCTAATTCGAATATTCAAGCGACATTGTTTGAATCTGGTGATTATCAGGGTTGGCGTAATGGATATTTTAGAATGTTTATTAGTCACATAACTTCTAAAAAGAAACAAGCTAGTCGCTTAAAGACAGTTTTAGAAGATTATGGAATTACCTCTTTTGTTGCACATGAAGATATAAATCCAACGAAGGAATGGCAAAAAGAAATACAGCGAGCGCTCAATTCTATGGATTGTATGTCGGCTATGTTGTATGAAGGATTTCATCAAAGCAATTGGTGTGATCAGGAAGTTGGTATAGCTTTAGGACGAAATGTTACGGTACTTCCTCTTTTGCCGGATAGTGATCCATATGGGTTCTTAGGTGAATATCAGGGTATAAAGATTAAAGGTATGTATCCTGAAGCATTGGCAAAGGAAATTTTTAAGATACTTTGTGATAACACCAATACTCGTTCTAAGTATTTATCTTGTTTGACTAATTTGTTGATTTCTTCAAATAGCAAGGGGATGCATTGAAGTGGTTGAATATTATCGATGATATATCAAATACTGATGTTGATTTTTGGAAGTATATTCAAAGTCACGTGTCTGATAACGACGTGTTGTTGGAAACAGATATATTAAAAAGGTTAAATGAACATTTTGTGTTAAATAATATACCGAAAATAGTTAAGCATCTTGCTACGACAACAGATGTGGATGATCTCCCATTTTAGCTAGTGCTTTCAAAAATGTTACCAGAAGATGATTTACCAAAATACAGATTTTAACAAGTTGCCTGATGCATTGGAACTCAGAAGAATTTTGAATATATTTCAAGACCGCTTCCCTGTTAAGCATTTGATGCCTTCCGAAAGTATAGTTGATGGAGCAGAAGATAAATACTTGTTGACTCAACTTTCTGATGGAATGACCGTGTTAAAGCCCAATATCACTCATCAGGGTCTTTTGTTCTATGGAAATTATGAGTTTAATCCAGAACGGTTTATTCTTCCATATTTCAAAGAATCTAGACATGACAATATGCTTGAAAGAAATGTAAAACTAGAGCAGTTTAAATTACTTATAGAGTCTTTTCCGCTTTATGCTATGCTTAAGAATGGTATAGACTTACCAAAGAGTAATATAAAGATAAGAATGGAAAATCCATACGGAATAGCATCCGCTTATCATTTGGATTCTCCTTTCTTAAATCTGACATCCTCTATAGATATTGCATTGTTTTATGCTACTCATAAATATAAAGATAATAAATATGTACCTGTAAAGGACGGTATTGGAGTTGTCTATTTTTATGTAATGGACAAGCCTTTTGGGCAAATACCAGGATTGTTCACTCTAGGTCTTCAAGTCTTTCCTCGAACCTTTTATAATAAACAGTTCTTGTTAAGATTGAAGCCTAATGAAGATTTCAATAAAAAAGACGGAGTGTTTGGATTCTCATTTAAACAGTCAGAAAAGGCTTCTGAAGAAATCGCAGAAAAGATTAGTGCATATAAGAAAATTGGTGATACGAATGATTTCCTGGCAAAGAAGTTAGCAAAACTATCAGATAAGGTATATCAGAAAGCTGTTGAACTTAATTACTCATACAATCCTTCTGATGATTTTGGTGATAATGTTAATTATTTGACTAATAATGGTGAAAAACCACTTCTGCCAGGAGCACCACAGTTCACTAAGGAAGATCTCAATGATGTGAACCTTTATGACTTGTGGAGTCGCTTTTGTGATAGTATTTATTGTGAATCAGAAAAAGAATATTTGATAATGGAAGAATTGCGTAAGGTTCCATTTATGGTGAAATATGAAAATTATTTTAAATAAATTGTATCATGAAGAAGGATAATTATTCCATTACATATATAGCAATAATAGTATTCGTTCTTATCTTTGGATGCTATTACATTTATATAGCTGAGTTGCCAGAAATTATTAAATATTCTGGTGATTTTAAAGGTGACTTAGCAAAAACCGGTCAGTTAGGTGATAGTGCAGGCCTTATCAATACTTTATTCTCTGGGCTCGCTTTTGGAGGTGTGATTCTTACTATTATTTGGCAGATCAACAATGATAGAAGAAATCGCATAGCAGATCAAAAAACACAATTTGAGAATACCTTCTTTAATATGAGTCAAACATTTGAGGATATAATTGAGGGTTTGACTTTGGAGAAAGAAGATAATGATGCTGATCATGTTGATAGTTTATTGGTTAATTTATATGGAACAGATTCAGGGGATGGCAAGTTATCTCAAAATTCTGAAAATATAAAGGGTCGTATAATATTTCGGCATCTCTTCATGGAACGTAAGGTAGAAGGTAAAACGCTTAGAGATAGTATCAAAGATAATGGTATAAGTGCCTTTGAGAAGATCATGGATGGTCTTCTAGACCATTATTTTAGGTATTTTTATCGAATTTTGAAGTTTATAGATGGTTCAGATTTGATTACTACAGAGGAAAAATATCACTATACTTCCATATTGAGGGCTCAACTTTCAGAGTATGAACTTGTGATGATCTATTATAATTCCTTATCGGAGTTTGGAAATGAGAAGCTGAAACCTTTAGTGGAGAAGTATAGTATGATGAAAAATTTGCGCAAAGATGATTTGGCTATATCATTAGAGGAAGAAGTGGAAAAGCTTCCTCGGCATTTCTCTGATTCTGCTTTTAAACATAAGGTAAGCTTTGAGGGTAATTGGATATCCATATTGATCCGATCCATATTTGCTTCAATCGTGATTGTATTGTTCTTGGAATTAACGAAGACATATTTGAATGACTTTATTTTCAGGGATATACTTTCGCTGGAACTTTTCAGAAATAGTTCTGGTACTTTTGTCGCACTCTTAGTGGCTAGCTTGTTGCTGTATGGTATCCAGCTGTTTTTTGAAAACAAGCGGGTTGAGATTATCAAACGCAGCTACACAAGAAAGTGGGATGAGGCGAGATATATCTTGAGTCGTTATTATGATGCTGGAAATCTCACAGTGCTTATACCTATAATCGTTTCACTAGTATATTTATGTGGAAGTCACCAATGGTATGGCTATGGCTTTTTGCTCTATGTTCATATTATAATTTTATGGTTGATGATAAAGCCTTTGATGGCTGTGATATTTACTGGAGTTAAGATGTATGAAGTGAAGTGATATTAAAATGTTTGAGTATCGAAGTATGGAAACGAAAAAGTATAAAATAGAGATAGATCCAAGAATATTAGAGCTATTGGGTCCTAATTTGTATACCAATATTTACTATGTGTTAGCAGAGTTGATAGCCAATGCTTATGATGCTGATGCCCACAATGTCTATATAATCTCTGAACCTAATGCCATTCGTGTTGAAGATGATGGTCATGGTATGTCATATAGTAAAGGTGGTATTGCAAAATATTTGGGTGTAGCAAAACTTTCGAGAACCAATGCAACAGATTCTTTGACAGAACTAGGAAGGCAAAAAATGGGTCGCAAAGGAATTGGTAAGCTTGCTGCACTCTCGGTATCGGAGAATGTCGATATTTTGACCATTTCAGATGGTGAAAAATCGGGTTTTGTTTTATCTCGTCACCCCCAAGAAGGAGGGACGCTTCAAGCAATAAGTGAGCAGAATGTTGTCTTCAAAAAGGTTGAAAATCATGGTACTGCCATTATTATGAAGAATCCAGAATATCATCTTCATAAAACCAATGATGCAATAAAAAGAAATATAGTTAACATATTTCCTTTGATAGACAAGGATTTTAGAATCCATATAGTAAATACTAATGGCAAGGATGACATTATAGAACGCTTAGATGAGGTTTTTGCCAAGAGCTTATGCTCTATTATTACTCTGGGTGATGGATTTAAGGAATTAGCAAAAAAAGTTAAAGTCTCTTATGCGGAAAAGAAAGATTTTCTTATAGATGTTAGAGATAGTCATAAGATTCCACTTACGATGAAAAATTCGCAAGGTGAATTAAAAACATACGAACTTATAATAAATGGCTGGATTGGAGCCTATGAGACAACTAGAGGTAGAAAGAAAGATACGTCTGATTTCCCCGATAATTTTATATCTTTGTATGCTCACAAGAAAATGGGTGAGTTTAATATATTGCCAAAAGTTGGTAAAAACTCCCTGATTGAATCCTTCATTGTAGGTCAGTTGTATGTTGATTTGTTTGAACTTTCTGAATTGCCAGATATGGCCTTAAGTAATAGACAGGGGTATAAAAGCGATGACTTAAGGTATGAAGCAGTTATAGAGTATGTTCGAAAGATATTGTTGCCTGCAATCATTAATAAAAGGGCTACTTATGCAGCACTTAAAAATGCTTCTGTTCAAAAAAAACAATTGAATGAGCAGAAGAAAAAAGAGGAGACTCTTAAAAGAGCTATTGATAATTTTAGGAGAAAAACTGGCAATGCTATTTCTGATAAAATTAAACAGAATTCTCAATATACTGCACAAGAAGTGCATGAAGTTGTAGAATAGGCAATCAATGATAATATTCCTGATTTTGGTATAAAAAAGAAAGTTGATTCTGCCAAAAAGAAATTATTGATTAGTCAGACAAGTGCAGATAAATCTTTGTCAGATTTGGTTTATAATTTTTTATTATTTAATGGTGTTCCTGCAAAAGAGATAATTTATTCAAATTGTGATGATTCAGTGTCAAGAATACCTGAAGATGTGCCTATATTTGACTATCTAAGAGATTTCTTTGTTAATAGTTACTCTGATCAGAAGATATATGTCATCTTTATTACAAGTGAGCATATTAAGGGTTCTTTTGGAACTATGGCGGAAATTGGAGCTGCTTGGATTACAAAAGCTGATCATAAGATCATCAATGTCTCTAATTTTAGACCAGAAAAGCCATTGAATGATACTGTGACATGGCAAACTTCAATTGTAGATGAAGATGGTAATGTTTCCATGACAAAACTTAATGCAGATTTATTTTGCGCAAAAATAGAAAGCTTATGTGTTAAGTTAGGTTATACCCCAAAAGATAGGGAAACCAATATGACAAGATTGATTAGTTCTATTAAAATCGTGTAGCAATGCGTAGGGGGCGAAAAAGAAAACCATATACAGAAATAGATGTGGTAGATTTATTCTGTGGTATTGGTGGTTTAAGCTATGGTATGAAATCGAAAGGTTTTCATATTCAGGGCGGTTTCGACTTGGACAAGACCTGTCGCTTTGCTTATGAGTATAACAATGATGCACCATTCTTTTATCGTGATATCAAGAATGTTACAAAAGGGGATATAAAGCCTTTGTATAAAGAAGGTGCAGTTCGTATACTTGCTGGTTGTGCTCCATGCCAACCATTTTCTTCTTATGCGTTTAAAAATAAAGAGAAAGATGCAGGTAAATATGATTTGCTTTATGAGTTTGGACGGTTGGTTACGGAAGTAAAACCTGATATTATAACAATGGAGAATGTCCCTGCTATACAATCTTTTAAATTAAAGAATGTTTTAGGTGATTTTATCCAATTGCTGAAAGATAGCAAATACCAAGTATCTGTTAGTATTGTATATTGTCCGAAATACGGTATCCCACAAACTCGAAAAAGACTTGTTTTATTGGCCTCTAGGTTTGGAGAGATTAATCTGATTCCTCCGACTGTTGATGCTCCGAAAGACTATAAAACGGTGTGGGATACTATTGGAAATTTACCACCTATAGCTGCTGGTGAAACAAATAAGACTGATCCTTTGCATAGGGCTTCAGCTTTGAGTCCATTAAATCTTCAACGTATAAAAGCGACTCCTGAAGGAGGCGGATGGAGAGATTGGCCGGATTTTCTCAGATTACAATGCCATAAGTCAAAAAGTGGTAAGAGTTTTGGCAGTGTTTATGGACGAATGAGATGGAATGAACCGAGTCCAACCATGACAACCCAATGCATTGGATATGGCAATGGAAGATTTGGTCATCCGGAACAAGATAGAGCCATTTCTGTTCGTGAGGCAGCGTTGTTTCAAACTTTCCCTAAGTCATATAAGTTTTTTGAGGACGAAGAGCATGTTTCTTTAGTGAAAGCTTCACGATATATAGGTAATGCTGTTCCGCCTGTATTAGGGGAGGTAATTGCAAAGAGTATCCTTGAACATCTTGATAAGAATTATTAGTCAAGAGTCCTTTTGGAGAGATAAATTGATAGAAACATATTATTAGTAAAGAATAGTTTAAAGACAAATAGTTGAAATGGAACAACATTGCTATATAATATCCTATGACCTGTGTCAACCAGGTCGTGATTATGAAACACTATATCAAGCACTGCGATCTTTTCCAAATTGGGGAAAGTTAACTGAGTCAACGTGGGCTGTTGTTACTGGTAAGACTGCTGTTGAGATTAGAGACCTTCTGAGAAACTATATCGATTCTAACGATCGGCTTATAGTTATTCTGTGTGGAAGATCAGCGGCATGGACTCGTTTGTTGGCAGATAACGCATGGGTTATAGAGAATCTTAAAAAGTGAATAGATATGAAAGATAGTTTTCCTGGCTATTATCCTTTGTCAAATGATCAAATGAAAGCATTTCTTTCCGATGCAATTATCGTGTTTGATGTGAATGCTTTACTTGATCTATTTCGTATAGAGGAAAATCAAGCAAAGACGGTTTTGAATGTTTTGAAAAATGGTAAGATATCAAAACGTTTATGGATTCCTTATGATGTTGCGTGGCTATATCATAAGCAGATGAATACTGAAATTATGAACCAGATTAACAATGTTAACAGCGCGCTTTCATATTTGAAATCCTGTAAGGATATAATATCTAATTCGAAAAGTTATCCTTTTCTTCCTACTGATAAAAAGACAAGTCTAGAAGCTCTAGTCTTAGAATTGAATGAATTTTGTTCTAGTCAAAAGGAAGTTTTGATAAATCAGTTAAAGACTAGTACTGTTAAGGCTGATTTGGGAATGCTTTTTCATGATAAGATTGGAATCTCATATACAGAAGCAGAATTAGAAAATATATATAAAGAAGGAGATCAACGTTTTTCAAAACTTGTACCACCAGGATATATGCCTTGTGAGATAAGCGATAGTCGGATAAAATATCATGATTTGATAATTTGGAAACAAATCTTGGCATATGCCGGAACCAAGCATAAAGACATAATACTGGTCTCAGGAAAGATTAAGATTGATTGGTATTATGTAGTCAAGGACGAAGAAGTTGTTCCTCGACAAGAGATGATTAATGAGTTTATGAGTAAAACGGGCAAAAGGTACTATTCTTTTAGTTTATCAAAATTCATGAAGAAATGTCATGAAGATTTGGATATTCCAATACAAAATTATGAATTGCTAATTAATGATTTGAAGGAACAGATACAATTTGCTTCTGTACAACAAGACCTTTCTCTCGATAATCAGATTTAAATATGAATAAGAATCCATTTTCAATTTATGATTTTCTTGGGTATTTGTTTCCCGGTCTGATATTCTTGGTAACAATATTTTTTGTTTGTCATGTAACATCTGTCCCCTTACAGGAGTATTTTGATTTTTCTAAGTATCAAGATCTTCTTAAAAAAGGAAAGGAATATGATTGGTGGGAGTCTACGGTATTCGTAATTGTGGCTTCATATGTTGTCGGGCATATTGTTGCATATTTGTCATCTTCTACAGTTGAGTATTTTACAAATCATCTATTTGGTTATCCTTCTCATTATTTATTGCATGAAGATACGATTAATTACTGTAGTGTATTATCAAGGTACTTTTCAGAACATACATTAGGAAGTATCGTTTGGAGAATATTTGTTATGTTAGTATTATTACCAGTAACATTAGTAATGTTTGTTTTTGGCATTAAATTCTCGTTGATAACTTTTATTGTTCGTCCCCTTGATGAATATGTGCGTAATAGTATATTGCAAAAATTAAATAAACTGTCAGATATCTGACAGTATCGGCGAATCGGTACCACTATAGCGCATGAATCGGTACCATCATAGC